TCGCCGTGATACCCGTCAGCGCAACGCTACTCGGCTCGGCAGTAAGGACGCGCTGAGACAGTAGATCAGCAGTGACACCTGTCAGGGCAACGCTGCCTGGCTCGGCAGGCAACACATGGTGAGACAGGGAATCAGCCGCGACGCCCGTTAGCGCATAGCTGCTTGGCTCCACATTGAGGACACGTTGAAGCAGTGGGTCAGTCGCTCTGCCTGTCAGTGCATAGCTGCCTGGCTCAGCGGTCAACTCAAAAAAGCCCAAGACGTTATAGGTCAACGTCGCCGTGATACCCGTCAGCGCAACGCTACTCGGCTCGGCAGTAAGGACGCGCTGGAATAGAGAATCAGCCGCTATGCCCGTCGAGGCAGCACTGCCCGGCTCGGCACTGAGGACGCGCTGAGACAGTGGATCAGCGGCGACACCCGTTAGCGCAATGTTACTTGGCTCGGCACTGAGGACGCGTTGAGAGAGCGGATCAATCGCAACACCCGTCAGTGCAACGCTGCCGGGCTCGGCCGTCAGGGGGGATGCCCCACCCGCCTCCAGCTCAAATACCAGCAGCGCGGCAGAGAGGCCTGAGTTGCCCGGGTCCACCGCCGTATGCGACGCGGTGCTTTCCTTTGTGCCCGTCGTAGAGGACACCGCAAACCCAGAGGCGAGGTAGCCCGCGTTATCCTGTTCGCCCGCGTCGATCGTCTCATCTAAGCCATTCGTCCACGTCGTTGTCCAGGGGTATGAGGTGGCATTTTTGCGGCCAGCATAGACGCCGACCAGCAGCTGATCTCCGCTGGTGCTCGGCGTCGTGCCGGTCGAGAGAGACGTCTCGTTATCCGTCGCCCCATTGTCATTGCTCACCGCCTCCCGAAAGACAAAGTCACGGCTAGAGACGTCATCGAACTCCTGGATCGTCAGGCGGACCGTGTCGCCGCTGACCTGTATGGCCGTCGGCTCAGACGCGCCGCCGACTTTGTCCCAGATGGAGAGGGACCGCCGATGGCTGCCGTCTCCGAGCTCGGTATCGCGGGCGACACGCTTCGTCCAGCCTGAGCCAGAGATGCTGTGACTTGTCGTGCTCGTGCCAGAGCGGGAAAAAGCCACCGCGACCAGTAAGTTCCCTGCCGTTGGCGTGGCATCAAACGTGGCCGTCGGGTCGGCACCATCTGCGGTTTGGCTTTGTACGCGTGACACGATGCTGTCTCTTAACTGATAGGCATTGTCATGGCCGTTTGCAATTCGGATTGAGACAGGGCACGGCGATAGACCTGGACTTCATCGATCTGGCCCTGCCACGGCATCTCGGCCCCTGGCGCATTGGCCCCCACCCAGGTTTGCTTTCCACTGGAGACGGTGAGGAGCCCCGTGTGGGCCTGACTCCCGACGAGCATGCCGTCCAGATACAAACGCATCTGCACGCCATCATAGACCGCAGCGGCATGAAACCAAGTGTTTGCCTCAAGATTGCCACTCGATGCAATCAGGGTTGCCGTATTGCCAGCGGTCTTCAGCCGAAAGCGGAGTCGCGTTACCCCACCGCTCACAATTGTGCTAAGCATCACATCGTGATCTTGTTCGGCGCTTCCATTCGCCCGGCTCAGGATACGGCAGTCATGATTGCCGGGACAGTTGGCCAGGTTCTCTGATCGGACCCAGGCCAGCACGGTGAGGGCGGAACCGGAGACACTGAAGGTCCCGACTTCCACGCGATCATTCACTCCATCAAAGCGGAGCGCAGTGCCATATTTGCCGGTTGTCCACGTTGGGCCGTTGAGCGTGCCCGTGTTGCCATTGCCAGACGCGTCGGCGGTCGTTGTCCCCGTCCCTTCGTTCATACCGAACGCTAACACCAGATCTGGATCACTGGACGGAGGAGCACTTTCGGCGATATCACAGCTCAAAAAAGGGGGAGCCGGAGGGGGGAAGAGTGTTGCTGGTTGAGCGGTTCCGCTCGCCTCATTGGACCACGCACTCTCGCCCGCCGCATTGTACGCCAAGACACGATAGGTACACAGCACATTCCAGGGAACAGTGGTGTCACTATACGTTTGCGTCTCTGGGACAGGGATCGTGACGAGGGGGCTAAACGTGGCAGCAGGGACGCATTTTCGCTCGATACGAAACCCGTCTTCATTGTCGCTTTGGTCTTGCCACTGTAAGTCAAGCAATTGCGCGTAGACCACCACTGGCCAGCAACACAGCATCATCGTCAGGAGTCCCCTCATGACCTGGCTCCGCCACGTCCACCGCATACCGCACCTCCCTTATGGATTAAATGTCACACTACAGGATAGTGAAGCAGGTGCACTCGGTGGCATCGTCACCGTGCTACACGTCGGCGACGGCGGGCTGGTCCCGGCCGTATTGCGCGCGAGCACACGCCAGGTATACACCGGACCCAGGGGCAACATGGCATCCTGATAGGTCACGGTCGGCGCCGTCACGACGGCAATCTCCACAAAGGCACCCGTATCCGTTTGGCGTTCGATCACATAGTCAACGGCCTCAGGAGAGACGCCCCAGGTCATCTCATTCGTCACGGAAGACATTTGCGCGTGTGCAAGCCCTGTCAATCCGATCAGAAAGGCCAGCGTCAACAACAGTTTTTTCATCAATGCTTCGGCAAGGAGACCGTCGGGTTCAGCCGACGGAGGAATTGCCGTCTCCCTTCTTGCGGTATCTCCGTAAATCCTCTATACTTGAGACCATGAAATTGGTTGCTCAACTCCAATTGCTGCCCACACCGGAGCAGCAGGCTTCTTTGCGTGAGACATTGCAGACGGCGAATGCGGCGTGCAATCGGATCTCGGACCTGGCCTGGGAGCATCAAACGTTTGGGCAGTATCGACTGCATCACTTGAGTTACCACCTGTGTCGTCAGGAATTTCCCCTGGCTGCCCAAATGGTTGTGCGCAGTATTGCCAAGGTTGCCGATGCCTACAAGCGCGACAAGAAAGTCCACCGGCGGTTTCGTCCCACAGCCGCGCAGCCCTTCGATGATCGGATCTTTCGGTTTGTGGATGATCACACCATCTCGCTCTGGACGACCGGCGGTCGGCAGAAGATGCCGTTTGTCTGCGGCACACATCAGCGCGGCCTGCTCGCCTATCGCCAGGGGGAAGTCGATCTGTGCCTGATCCGAGGCAAATGGTACATCTTCACGGTCTGCGATGTGCCCGGCGAAGAAGAGACGGCTTGGGTGGATGCCCTCGGTGTGGACCTGGGTATTGTGAACCTGGCCGTCGATTCCGATGGGACGACCTACTCGGGAACAGCAGTGGAAGAGCAGCGCCGCACGTTTACGCACCGCCGCCGCAACCTGCAACGTAACGGCTCGCGCGCGGCGCATCGGAAACTCCAACAACTCAAAGGCAAACAAGCCCGCTACCAAAAAGACGTGAATCACTGCATTAGCAAAGCAATCGTGGCAACCGCCCAACGCACCGCACGCGCGATCGGCCTGGAAGACTTGACGGGAATTCGCGAGCGGGTTACGGCTCGGAGGCGGCAGCGGTCTCGATTGTCCAACTGGGGATTTGCGCAACTCCGTCAGTTTGTGACGTACAAAGCGATACTGGCAGGAGTGGCCCTGATCTTGGTTGATCCCCGTAACACGAGTCGAACGTGTCCCGACTGCGGCCATATCGCCAAGGCGAATCGGCGTACCCGAGACACGTTTGTCTGTCAATCGTGCGGTCTCGCTGGACCAGCCGATGATATCGCCGCACGGAATATCCGTGCGAGGGCTGTTGTCAAACAGCCGATGGTAGCCAGAACAGGGATGTAGGTTTGTTTCCATGTTTTGTGTTACAAGCCGCCTGCTTGAGCGGGCGGTATTTGACACTCGTATCCTTTTTTGTAGTGATCTGGCCAGGTCCAAAAAATCAGCAGGCAAGGGATGCTGCCTGCTGGGCGATTGCTTTAATCCGGGTCAAGATCAGTAATAAACCCTTCACTATCAGCCGTGATAGTGCCGGCCCAAGACGCACTGGTGTCGTTCAGTTCATACACCGTAAAGATACTGCCGGAAATACTCTCCCTATTGCGTAAGCGTTGCAGGGCTTCCCGGACCGGTCTCGTGCGCACGACATAGGCGACGGATTCATTTTCAATCGCCCGGTCATGTTCATCATCTGCCAAGGTAAACTTTTCGTTGAAGTGATAGGCGCCCGTGGCACGTAGATTGAGCACGACATAGTTGGCCCCACTGGCCCACATACCGTTCGGGAGGGTGAGATCGTAGGTCCCAGGCATATTGGCCGCGCTGATCTCAGCCCAATTGCCCGTGACCGTAATGGCCACCGCCGTTCCGCCATCGCGAGAATAGTACGCTGTGACACTCCCCGCCGCGACGCCTGTCAGTCCTTGACTATCAGTCGTACTGAGTAAGATAACAGGAATAGTAATTCCTGTTGCCCCTTTTTTTGCGGTTCCAAACCAAGGATCCAATTCACTATCCTCCTTTCAAAAGGGTCGGAAAGGCGCGAGCGGGTGCAGCCGTGAGCGTCTCAAAAAGGGTGGAGAAAGAGTCGGTGCGGAGCTACTGAGCGCGGTTCCGCTGGACTCATTCGACCAGGCAGAGTCACCGTCTGCATTATACGCCAGGACACGATAGGTACACAGCACCCCTGTTGGGGCGGTACTGTCCACATATTCTTGGAGGCCAGGCGTGTCGAGGGTAACGAGCGCACTGAAAGTGGAAGCGGGCGCGCATTTGCGTTCGATACGAAAGCCGTCTTCATTGCCTGCATCTTGGTCCCAATTGACAGAGAGTCCCTGCGCCGTCGCGTGACTCGCCGGAAAAAGAAGAAAGAAGAAAAAGCAGAGCGTAGAGAATCGGCGCATGTGATCGTGTCCTGCTCTCTCTTTTTATGGGACCCACAAGGTGAAGGTCGCGCCTCCTGCCGTCGTGTCTTGACCGATGGCTTGCCAGGCGGAGACGGTAATTGCTGAACTTTCAAAATAGCCGGAAGACAGATTTGTCAAGAAATAGTCGTTACTCGTAAAGGTATTATTTTTGGCGGGATCAGTGGCATCCCCTGCGCGTCCGTTGAATTCCCCGACCACTAATCGAATCGTGTTGTCATGCACATTATTGTTCTGGGCAATGCGCGGGCCAAAAAGAGGAGACGTGCCACGCGTCCCCGTATCGACGATGGTGATGCCATTTTTTCCTTGCATCGTATTCCCATGGATCTCGACATTTTGGGAGGCATTGAGGACGATATTCCCCCCATTCCAAATGGAGCCACCTGGATCGGCCGTGTTATTATTGAGCAACGTATTGTTGCGGATAATCGCATCCCAGCCGATTTCATGCTTAATCCCCGCTCCCGCGTTGTCGGTAACGGTGTTGTCTTCATACAGGACATTGATATTATCACCATCTGTCCACAAGCCCGCGCCCCCTGCGTTGTGATGCACGTAATTATTGCGGGCAATCAGACCGTCACCCGACAAAATTTTCGTCCCGCCCGCATAGCCGTTTTGATACCCGGCATAGTTATTGTACGAAATTTCATTCCCTTCGATTAGCAGCGCATCTCCGTTGGCGCCGAGCCCGTACTGCCCATTATGGTGCGTATAATTATTCCGGATCGTCTGCCCCTGGATACCCATACTGTGGTTGAGGCGTGTTTCACAGTTTTCGATCGTCCAGCCTTCTCGACCATTGATCGCGGCGATAGTGGTTTCTGTGGCGAACTTTTCGACAATCAGGCCCCGAATCAGGACATCTGTCACGCCAGTCGAAAATCCCTTAAACGCGCGCGTCGCGACGCCCACTTCAACGATGTGGCAACACCCCGGATCATCGCCAATCGTAATGGTATCGGTCGCCAGGTTGAAGAAAAATTCCCCCGGCCCGACCGCCGCTGCACTGGTTTCTCGCGTCAGGACAACATGATCAAAATACACGTCGTTCGGGTATTTACAGGTATCCGAATCATCGGCGCAGACCTGACTCAAAATGGGGTTCTCCATCGTCATGCCGGTCGCCACCCACTGCCCGCCACTCGGCGTAAAGCTACTCGTAATATCCTGCGAGCCATTCAGAATCGCCCCTGCCTCGCCATGAAATTCATTGCCCGTCTTCGGCAGGATAAAGGTACTCAGACGATGGACGCCCGTTTTGATGAGAAAACGGGTGTCCGCAGCGCTGGCCGTCACGGCGGCTTGAATATCCTGGCCAGGATAGAGCGGCACGAAGACCGCCATGATACTCGGCGCAGGAGGAGGAACGGCCTGCGCCAGTCCGGTACAGGCCAGGAAAAAGAGACCGATCAAGAGAGAGAAACGCATTACTTACAGACTCCTTTTTTCAGTTTCTGCCCGGTCGGGCATGGTGGAGTAGGCGGAGGAGGATTCGGTGCAGGGGCAGGAGTCACAGATCCACCCCCTCGACGCACAGCAAAACCGCTAAAACCAGGGGATTTTATTATTTTATACTCAGCAAATTCCCGCCAATACAACTTCGGTGCGCCGCCCACAAATTGGATATTGTCAAAATTGGCATGAACACTTGGCCAACATTGGCTGGACGAATAGACTTCATGCAGGACATTCGCGCGCCCCACGTGTGTTTTCCAGCCTGGGAGAGCGACCTTCACTTTCAGTGTCTTCGTCCCCCATTTCCAGGTGACAAATCCATATTCCTGATTTTCAATCTTTTCTGTGGTGATCGTCACCGGTGTTCCAATCGGAATCGCGCCTTGATGAAAATACGCTTGTCCTCGGGGCACAGCATGTGACCCCATCAGCGGATACCAGGCGCCGTTTCCTTTGCGCTTTGGCTTGAGCCAGTACACTCCCCCTTCCAGGTAGCAGTGCGGACACACGGAGGTTGCCCCTTGATTGCTCGACAGACCGGATCGCGCATAGACGTGTTGTGTTCCGCTACACGACTTCGACGGGAACTGGTGCGCCGTAAATGTAAAGATGGTTTTATGAGCAGACCCGCGCGCCGCATGCGGCTCGTCGGCGCCCACATGTCGATATGTCGCCTGGGCCTGGACAGCAGAGATGCTGAGCAGCAGCACGCCGATAATGAACAGACAATGCATCATCATTTACTCCGTGAGACGGATAGGGGATTCCGGCACGCTTTTGGTGACTCGTTTTTTTTGCGTATATCGCAGCCGACCTGCATAGGGCCTGTTCAAGACTATTTTTGCCTGCTGAGTCCCTGACATTTGTCGTTGAAGCCCTTGCCGCAAATAGGCAACATCAATACCAAGGTGCGTCGCGCAATGCCGAAAACTCCCCCACCGGACACTCTCATCCTGAATCCATGTTTCAATTTCTTGACATAATGTGATGGCATGTATGTCTGTTCGGTTTTGCATTTTGATATGCAACCGGATGGCATCTTGCAGGATGGCAAGCAACAAGTTTTTTTCTGGCGTCAAGTTGGGCGCCTCCTTAGCCAGCTATCAAACGCGGAGCGCTGGCGTGCGTAGGGCTCCTAAGCGTAGGCAGCCGGAGTCTCAGGAGCCCGTTGCTCCGCCCATTGCCGGGCGGGAGCGAGACGGCACAATCGGTGGGGGTCTTGCTGCGTTTTCGTCCCCCTGTTATGTGTGTCTTGTGCAATCGGAAATCATCCTGTCTTACAAACTCAAGCTCTACCCGACCCGCAACAAGGCTGATTGCCTCGCGGGTTTGACGGCTCTCTTTCAACGCGCTCATTCCGATTGCACACTCGTCATGGGCCAACCGGAAGAGAGCCGACCCCTTCTCTGTCCGTCGTCCAAAGGACTCGGTGAGTTTACTGGCCGTGCCTATCGGCGGGCATACATCGACTACCGACGAACGCTGAAAGCCAGTCGCAAAACAGGGCGTCCGTTTCACCTGCCTCGGCTGCGTGCGGAACTGATTGACAGCGCTGACTTGCAACTGCCGAAACAGGCCAAGCACTTTGACTACTGGGTGCTGATTAAGGGCACGAAAGACAAGCTGTACATCCCGGCCAAAGGACATCGGGGCTTGAACCGGACGTTGGCTTTGCCGGGCGCACAGCTGAACCTGGGAACGAAGGGCAGCGCCGAAGTGTTCCGGAAGAACGGCACGTGGTATGTCCGCGTCAACGTGAAAGTGCCGACCCCTGAAGTTGCTCACGTCACCGGCACAATCGGCATAGACATTGGTGTTCGGTGTTGTGTGGCACGCTCTGACGGCTACCGGGGGCCGGACCTGCGTCCCATACTTAAGAAGCAAAGAGACCGCCGTGCCATGCAGCAAAAGCATGGCCTTGATAAGCGATCGAATGGAACGTTCCAGAAGCAACTGCTTTGCAGAGAAGCCAGACGGGTTGTGTCCGTGGCACAGCGCACTGGTCGAGCGATAGCAGTTGAGGACCCTAAGCGACTCATCCGGTGGAAGGGTCATGCAGCGCGGTTCTTTGGGAATCGAGTAGCGTTGCTGGCGGCTATCGTAGGAGTCCCATGTGTCGTGGTCAACCCAGCCTATTCCAGCACAACCTGCCCTAAATGCGGGAAGGTCGAGCGACACATGAGACATAAAGAGACGTTGCGCTGTTGGGAGTGTGGGTACACCCAGAATGCCGACTTTGTGGCGTCTCAAAATATATGTCATTGGGGCCATGGTGTTACTGCCATTTCTCAAGGTTTACTTAGCCGGTCCCCTGGTGGGGGTGCCGTCGAGTGAGCTTCAGTTCGGTCTGCCCATTGATCAGGCGTGATGCTGTCTGCGGTAAAAATCTGAGCAACCGAATAACGGTCAAGCATGTTCAAGGTATTCACTCATTCTTGTGTCTTCCATGGGGTGTGTCCCTCTCCAAGGGGTGTGTCCGAGAGGGCGGAGCATCACTTATGATAGTGCAGATGGTACGCCAAAATCCCTCCGGTGCCCTGTTCGATGCCGTGCCTGATCCAGGCCGGCTCCAGCTGGCAGGCTGCGCAGCAGTCGGTAAACGTTACAAACGGATGCATGTCGGGGCGGACGAGAGAGTCATCCCGTACCCAGGCCAGGGCTTCTGACCGCAGCCGCCGCGTCCGAAAGGTGGGACACGGCTGGAAAATATCACACAGTGCAGAGGTGAGCACGGCTTTCAAGAGCGCTGCGATAGGACTCCGATAATCGCGTGCACCCGCACTGAAGCCCTGCTCCTCGGTGACCAGGATCGGGACACACATGGCAAAAAGATCGTCTATGGTCTCAGGCGACGGCATCACAACAGCTCCGCTACCTCTTATCATGGGCGGAACGGCGGCTCACGTCAATCCTCACAGTGAGCGCTGCCCTTGCTTTCCTCAAGCTGTCAGGTATTATTCCTGTGTAATCCCTTTCTTCCAACCAAGCCAAAAGCCCGGACGGTCCCCCCCGTCTGGGCTTTTTTTGTGTGTGTGGCGCCTCACTGGAGGCGGGTTCGCAACCAGCTGCTACAGATCCGATACATAGACTCTGGCTCCCCCCGCACGGGCAGAGAACGCATGCGGCGCTGCCCGTGCGTGCCACGGCTTATATGCTTCTCCGTGAGCCGTGTCTTTTTCCCTAACGGAAAGACCTCATAGATGTATCCGCCACGGGCCGACATTTCAAAGGTATGGCCTCTGATAATCATCGTGATAATTTCCACTTTCTTCTCCCTTTCTTCCAACCAGTGGCAAGCCCAGACGTCTCCCCCGTCTGGGCTTTTTACGCATCAACCCAATCGTAGGATTTCTCGAAAATGTCGCGGTCACAGATATACATTTCGCCGTCGATCCCTCGCATCAGATAGTCGCCGGGTTTCCCCTGTTTGTAGTTTCCCTCCAGCGTGTTCACACGAAATTCCTCATGCATCTGCATGGCGTGCACCACAATCAGCTTTTTCAGACAGCCGCGCATGCCTTCCACCTGCTCGTACGTCTCAAATATTTTCACTTCGTTTCTCCTTTTTCGGGTCATTTTTACCGTTCTATAGTACCGCAAAAGTTATGTACTTTGTAGTACTACTTGGGGTACTTGGTGTACCGTTTTGGCCTCCCCCCCACTTTTTTTGTCTCACCCGGTCAAACACAGTTTCTGTCACTTTCCTAAGTGCCTGTTTTATATATAAAATAAAATGTTAAATATAGTGTATTAAAGAGGGGGGGAAAAAGAGTGCGGGGGAGGGTGGGGTACGGTACACCAGTACCCCATAAAGTACACCAAAATATGCCATAAAATACCCCAAAATATGCCAAAATATCATGCCGGGAAGAGCCATCCCCGGTCGTTTTGGAAGAGGACTTCCCCCTCCACTAGGCTCCCTACGGTGCGCTTGACCTCTGTATAGGTGGCCGATTTCCGCAGGTGATTTTTATGGATCAGCCTGACGCTCAGCTGCCCGGGCCGGCGTTGGATAAGGCTCAGGATCTTTTCCGTGAGATCAATCGCATATCGCTGCTGTGGTGGCACAGTGACATCCCCCCGCTGGCCCAGTTCTTGCAAATATCGCGCTGAGGTTTCGATGACCGCCCGGGCTGCGGCCACGTGTCCCTCTTCGATCTGGTCAAATTTCCCCGCCCAGGCGTACAAGAGCGCGATCTTATGGGCGTACACATGTAACCGCTCAGCCATGGGGGTTTCGTTCGCCTGAGACATGATACCGTCCTCAAAGAAGGACACCTGCCAGTGATACATGGCCTCCCAGGCGTCCGGGGTGTAGCAGTCCTTGAGGGCGTTGCGGTAGCCGAGGATCGGGGGTGGGGCGGCGGGGAACTGAATCTGCTGACTGAGGACAGTTAGATCGACCTCGGCCTGCTCCTCCTCATAGGCGCGCCACGGGACGTATGATCCGGGCAGGATCAGATACCTGTTCAGAAACCCCGAGAAAATCATCTCGTCAGTGATGTGTGCCCGGAACAGCTGGTCCGTGGTGGTGCCCAGAATGGAGAGTGTCGGGGTGGGAATACTGACATGCCCGCCGGTCCGCTCGCGATCAGAGCGGCTAATACTGTGATAGTCGGGGCAGTCGAAAATCTTATTCAGGTCTTCGCTCAGCGTGCTGAATTGGATCTTGAGATACTTCGCTAAGCTCGTCCACTCATGCAGAACCATGATCGTGGGATGGGGGGTGACCGCGAGGATTTTACCGCCTTTCTCCCGTTCAATATCGGCCAACACCGGGCCGAGGCCGGGCCCGGAGCTGACCGTGCCGACTTGCCGATACCAGGTCGGGAGCAGCTGCTCGCAGACGTCGGTACACAGCTTTTTCCCTGTGCCCGTCGGTTTGATCAAAAGACCATAGATATTGCCACAGACGCGGCCATAATAGCGGACCTCAATCTGGCGATGCGCCAGCGCCGCCAGGGCGGTGAGCGTGCCGAGCCACACCTCCCAGGAGCGCTGCCTGACAATGTCGGCCACCTCCAGAAAGACCCCTTGCCAGAGGATATCGGGACAGGGGTAGGCCGCTGCCGGCTCTTCCTCGGCGGCTTCCCGGGCCAGCTGTTCCCGGTCCCGTTGCTCCTGGTCGAGTTGTTCTTGCGCCAGCTGCTCAAGCAGCGTCCGTGGCGCCGTGTGGAGACGGGTCGCACTGACCGTTGACATGTTTTTCTCCTCTGCCAATCGCCCGCCACAATGCGTGCGCCGGTACGGGATCAGCGTCTGGACGCAAGAACACAAACGCTTCCTGCGCCTCCAGCAGAGCCGTCGTGGCCTGCATGAGCTCTTGCGCCGCCTGGGTTTTTTCGCGTGGACTAAAGGTGCTCGGGGCCAGCCTATAGAAGTGCTGTACCTGCTGCGCGTACACGAGTCGTGCGCGCGCTCCCCGGAGGATCTGATAGGCCCGCATCCATTGCTGCTCGCGCCAGCGGATAAACGCCTGCTGAAGCTGGCGGGTGCGGCGTCGGACGGCGCGGTCCTGAGGCTCCGCCTCTGAGAGGCAGCGCCTCTGCGGTCCGATGTCCTTCCCGACGCGGGCCGCCGCCTCGGCAAAGGACAGACCGTCGAGTTCTCGGAGCAGGGTAATCGCGTCCCCGGATTTCCCGCACCCAAAACAGTGGAACACGTTTTTTTCGGAGTTGACGGAAAAGCTGGGTGTCTTCTCGACATGAAACGGACAGCAACCCCACCACTCCGCACCGTGCTGGGACAGCGTCGTATGCCGCGCGGCAATGTCTCTGATCAGGTCTTCCGTCATCAGACTTCCCACCCTGGAATAAGCCGCGCCACGCCCTGCCGCTGGATCTCGCGGAAAAAGGCGCCCGTGATAATTTCCAAGCATTCGTTAGGACAATACTTTCGGAATCGCTTGAGTTTGGTTTTGCTCGCGCGATCGAGATAGCCTTTGACCTCGACCCACCGATCTTCGCCAAGGATATAAAAATCTGGTCGATAGGTCCGGTTCCCCCGCTCGACGGGAAACCAAAACTCACACGGCTCGTAGAGGTAGCGCCGCTCTGTAAAGAGGAGGAATCGGGCGTAATTGGCTTCCCACTTCGAGCGGCAGGCATGCCCGAGGTCTGCCCGATACCCTTGCTGTGAATGCCCCGCCCAGTGTGGATTGCGATTTCCCATGTCAATCTTTCCTCCACCGGCCCCACCGCCTATTGAGTCGGCACCCGATTTCCCAGCCAATGAGTACGGCGAAAAAGGTATAGAGCAGGACAATGCCTACGATCAGAAAATTAGGTGTGCGATACATGAGAGATGTCCCTCGGCTGCCGTGGGCAGACATGGCGCGTCCCGCCTTGGTGCAGGCGCTCGGCAACGAGCTTGGGACCGACCGGCGCCACCACGTAGACGAGGACGTTGGGATCAATCAATATCTGCTGGCCGTGGCGCGTCTCCGCGATCGCCACCCGCTGGGAGCAGTGAGGACAGAAGCTCAAATAGTTCCGTTGCACGGCGTTTCCTCCTTAGCTGAGGCGCTCACTTTCTGCATGCACTTTTGTAGTCAGCTCGACAATTTCACGCAGAGACCTGAGGAAAAGCATATGTTTTTCCGGGGACAATGCCTGGATCTGCAAGAGCCAATCCACAATGACGAGCATCTCCCGAAAGGTGGTAATCTGCTGTTGTGCCTGCTGGGTGTTCATGCGGGGTTCCTCCTGTGCTTCGGCGGCTTTATATGTGAGCAGCAAGTTCAGCGCGTGGTATTCTGAGGCACGTAGCGGCCAGCGCGCACCAAGCCACTCCGCCATTTGTTTGATATCGATTAGGTCAGGGGTGTGCCTGTCATCGCCTGTCAACTCAAGGAATGCCTGACGGACACGCGCCGCAATCTCTGCAGGGCCTTCCCCCGCCGCTCTGGCATCTTCCAACAGCTCCTCTTCTGGTGCGTGTTCGAGGTACTCACAAATGCCGTCCAGGATGCCATGGAAGGCACGGCGTCGGTCTTTCGGTGTGTCTGTCATGTGGTTGTTCCTCCTCTGCCCCCGCTGTGGGCGGGGGTGTGACGCGTGCGCTTCAATCAGGAAAAGACGTTAGCTTAACCAAACTGAATTGCGCCCTTTTAAGGCTGACAGAGGGCGCAGAGGCCGTCCTGTAGGAGCCAGAGCAACACTCGATCTCGCTTGGTGGCATATCGTCGCATACCCAAGGTGAATGAAAAGAATGCCTCTGCATTGCCTCTGGGACCTCTGGTCCTCAGGACCAGAGGTCCGGCACTGATTGCCAGAGGCAATGTCTCCTTCGCTTATGATCCTCCTTTCGTCTGGGTGTCCTCGGTCTCACGGCGTGCCTCATGACCTAGCTGCGCCACGTCCAAGACGGCTTCCAGTATCTCCTGCACGTCGTAGCCGTTCTTCAGCATCCGCCGGATGGCGCCATACACGTCTCCTAAGGGGATACTGATCGATCGCTTCTTAAACCCGGCTGCGATCGCCGCCGCATACGGGGACAGCTCCCCCGCTTCAACGCGATCGAACAGATCCGGCCGATCTCGCAGCAGCCGGCGGCAGGTATAGTCGGGGTCATTGCCTCCGACGGTCAAGTTGACAATGTCAACTTGATCTTGAGACTTCCGATTACCTCCATGCCCTGCCAACGGCCCTGCCTGTTTCGCCTGCGCGGCCAGGCTCAGCACGTCCGGGAGCGGAATAACCCATTCCGGTTTATTCAGTTCCAACCACTTGCGCGCAATTGCAATCTCATCTGGAACGAGATCGAACCCATCACGGATCATGGCGACATACGACGCAAAGCCTAAGTCCTGCCAGACCTGTTCCGCTTCCTCGCAAAACTCGAGAAGCTTACTGCAATCGTAATTGAGGTTTCTCGCTAGGAAGAGGCGCTTTTGCTGGAGCAACGCCCCCCATTCAGTGCGCGGGGTATCCCGAAAGAGATACGTCGGCTCCAACGGACCGGAGTCAATTCTCATCTACTTCTCCAGATCGGTTTCTTTCCAATTGAGTGAGCTCCGGCTCTTGGCCAGCTTCAAATTCGGTGGCTGGTCACGATCGACCGCCAGCCGGCTGCACAGGCGCCTCAAAACCATTTTTAGCAACGCGAGATCGGCGACGGTATCAACCGCCTCGTCCTTAAATCGCAGGGTCAATGAATCCCAAAAATTTGGATCAAGATTGACGCCGACAAATAATTCTTTTTTTGCATCCGCCGGCAGTTCTTGTGTCCAGGCAACGCCCTGGCGCTCCACGATTTTGAGGAGCAACTGAAGCTCGCTGAGGGTGGTGACGCGGAGGTTCATAGTCATCGGGCAGCCTCCTCTTCTTTTTCTGGGTGCAGCACCATGAAGGCGGTGGCTTCGGTGATCCAGCTCATGATCTCCTGATATTGCTGCGGGTTGAGGTCCTTGCTCGAGGTGAGCCCATACGCTTCTAAGATGTGCGCCTTCAGATCGGCCTCGCTATACGGACTCTTGCCCAGGTGGGCAAAGAGCGCCCGTCGTTTGCCCACCTCAGGACTCTGCTCGACGGGACGTGGCGCAGGGCCTTTTGCGTCAGGCAAACGGCCAGGCAAACGGCCAGCCAGGTCGTGCGAGGCTCCGCCTCTGAGAGGCAGAGCCTCCGGGGGGACGTAAGGGGAGACGTAAGGGGCGGCGGCACGGGGCGGGGCGGCGGCACGGGGCGGGGCGGCGACGTCCTCTTCTTCCTCTTCTTCCTGCAACTGAAAGAGCGCAGACGCCCCCGTCCGCATCCGCACCGCAGCCAGAAACGCGCGTTTCTCGGCGATTTTGAGCACGGTATTATACACATCCGCCAGGTCGGGGTTCTCGATTTTGCCCCGGGGTTGGCGTTCAATCGTCTGCTCGCCCGCCGGAAACGTGGCGCCACAACCGCCGAGCTTGCGCCAGCAATACCAGCCTTCCGCCTTGTTTTTACTTTGCCGCACCGTCTCTTTATCGCACGCGGGACACACGAGTTCGGCATACCTGTAGCGGTACTTCGTTTCCATGGTCGCGCACGAGCCATGCGCGCGCCCCACCTCCTGCCCGGTGGTCAACGAGGTGAGGACACATGTGGACGTGATATTCCGGTGTCCGCCACCGAGGTCTTCAATGTCCGGCGGGAGCAACGCGGGCGCCAGTTGAAAGGCCAAACACAGTACTTCTCCCCCCGGTTGGCGCAGTGTTTTGGCGGTGGTGCCCGGCTGCTCGCCATAATGGAGGCCTTCGCGCATAACCTCGCGCACGATCTGTTCGACCATCGCCACCCGTTGCACGATGTCGGCGACGGACAGCACCGCGAGGGGTGCTGGACGTGGACGTGGCGCAGCCAGGTCGTGCGGAGGCACGGGGGCGGGGGTAGTATTCTGGGTGGGGACAACGGCTGAGGCTCCGCCTCTGAGAGGCAGCGCCTCGTGCGTTTCACTCTCGTACGTCATCAGTGTCTCAGTCATTGGCTGCTGCTCCTTTTTTCGTATAGAAATAGTATTTCTCGATCTGTGGGCCGTGCCAGCGCCAGATGATGCAGCGTGTGCGGTTTTGCCGGAACGGGCTGAATGCAAAAGCGGCAATCTCTGCCGCAGGAAACCCGCTCAGACGCATGGCGCGAGCCAATACCGAGGGGACATCGTCTGGGATGGTCAACGAGGTCGGTTCATGACGCATGTCGATACTCCTTATAACGAAAAGTGAGGTAAGGGTCGTCAGGCGGCTTGGTCACGCTGGAGCAGCACCAACGCATCCTGCACGGTCATGGACGGGTTGTTTTCCATGTACGGGCGCAAGACTCTCGCTTTTCTTCGTAGGTCCGCACGCCGTTTCCTGACGCGATCCATATTCCGATCACGCTCCTCTATTGCCCCTTGCATCTGCTCCCACGTCATGCGCAGAAAAAGGACATAGAGATATTCCCCATCCGCCTGTAGCACGGCCATGGTGGTCGGCGGGTCAAATCCGGGCAACGGCAGCTGAGTCGATGCGCCCGAATCAACTCCGTCATCTTCACTCGTTTCTTTGAGTAGGGCCTTGAGCATAGACAGGTACTCTCTGCGCATCGCTTCTTCTTGATGCTCACGTAATTCCGGCCCATAGTTTGCCAGGGCAAAATTAAGCACTTCACTGGCCAGGCAGCTGCCCGTTGCAGCCAAACACGCATCCCGACATTCCCTTAAAATACTACGAATCTTTGCCACGGTGTTTCCTCCATGCGTCTTGTAAAGCGGTCAGCCAACCGATGGCGGACGGCACGTGTGTATCCAACATGTCGTAGTCGTAGGGAGCCACGATACGGATATATTCCTCTGGTGTAATGCGTATGGTTCCCAACGCCTCAACTGCCTCTATGACGCCCCTCGCTAGATTGAAATGCTCCTCAACTTCCCTATCTGTTTCGACAGCAATGAGTTTCCCATCCCGATAAATATTCCCCCCAGGACGACGTTTTTTCGGCTGCGACTTTTTGCCGATGTTGGTAGTGTCCATCGTGGACTCTTTGCCGGTCTTCGGATGGATGAACACCCGCTCTTCCATACTATCCACGTGGATAGTATGGATCGTTTTTTTACGGATGTTGCCCACAAAGGTTATCGAGACGCGACACGCCTTCGCGATGACGGTGTCACTCCACTTGACCCACTCCGCATCGCGCAACAGGGTTGAGACGGCCATACGCTTATCTTCATCCGTCCGGGGCTGGCCATGCGCCGCATTGGCCCCGACCGAAAACAGGACCGCATCACGACGGGTGCCTTGATGGATCGTCGCCGCAATCTTACCCAGCTGCGCCCCCTTGGCTGCCAGGACACGGTGGAAGCCGTCTGCCAACCAATAGGCTTCCCCATCGTAAAAGACATCAACGGGGGGAAAGAGCGCTCCCGCCTGCATCTCTACCGCATAGTCAGCGGCAATCTCTGGACTGATAGCCGTGCGTGGCTGCGTGCCGCCATTGATGCGGATGAGCGATAGTTCTAGCGGTACAGGCGCGTGTGTGTCTCCTGCAATTTGCATGCGACTCTCCTATATATTAAAGGTGTAAACGCGATCGAGAACATCGGGTAAAGATCAATGGAGCAAAGGCACAGGGGTCGCTTCTGAAGCCGGCCCCAGGTGTTTGCGGTCCTGGAGCCACGCATACACCTCTGGCCAGGCAAAGCGCAGATCACGCGTGCCGAGCGAGATCACGGGCAGTCCCTGCGTGCGCAATTTGTCGAGCGTGCTGCGTGAGCAGCGGAGTTTGTGGCAAAGTTCTTTCACGGTCAGCAGCGTGTCTGGTGTGTTCACGGGATGCACTCCTTTGAGATGATCAGTTCGTTGGGCGGTCTATGATCGTCCCGTTCTCGCGCAGGAGTTTTTGGAAATCCTCTTTCCGCATCCGCCACGGACCCTTTTTCCCCCACAGCCGATAGCCACGCAGTGTCCCGTCTTTAAAGCGATTTTGGACCGCTTCTGCGGTAACATCTAAAACTTTCGCTATGTCTTGAGGTGTGACAAATTCCGATTTTTCTGCTATAGTAGCGTCTTGATCGACTGTGACTGTTTTTTTTGTCATGTCGGTATTAGTACCAATTATTGCCACAAATTGCAAGACATTCGTGGCAATAATTGGGAGGAATAATTCTTATGGAAGATCGAGCGGAAAAGAAGGAACGCTTACGCGCATTAATGAAAGGGCAGCCACGCGGCACACAATCCCAACTGGCGCGGTATGTGGGGGTATCTCTCGGGCAGGTGCAAAACTGGTTGAAGGACCGGTATCTCTGGACAACGCCCCTGCGTGAGGAAAAAATCTGGGCCTTTTTCGCGCAGGCTGCTCACGGTGTGCCGCCGCTGCCCGAGAGAAAAGAAGCACGCGCGATGCCGGTCCACGCGGACCCGGCGGCCGAAGCCCATCAGCTCCTGGATATCGTGCTGGTGCACCGTGAGCGTGACGTACGTGAGCTGATCGTGCAGCAGCTGCGGCTCTACGTCCGGTGGCATATGCAGCTGCTGAGCGCCGACGAGCAGGACTTTTTTGGCGCCCCGGTAGGGGCGCCGTTCCGTCTGCCGGAAGCACGCCTGCAGGAGAAGGAACACCGGACCAGAGCCTAAACACAAAGAGTGACGACGCCACATGGCTTTACGCAAACGCCTCAATAAAAACGGTACTATCACCTGGGTGGTCCGTCTCAAGCATCACGGCCGGGAAATCGTCCAAAGCATTGGGCCGTCCAAGCGGGAAGCCCAGCTCGTCGAAGGCAAACTCAAAGCCGAACTGCGCGAAGGCAAATTTTTTGACATTCAGCCTGGCCAGCGCTGGACCTACACACAACTCCTGGATCGCTATCTCGCATATGGCACCGTGGCCAAGCGGCCCGGCACCTCGGCACTCGACCATGTCGTGGCCAAACAGCTGCGCCCGGTGTTTGGATCGCTCCGTCTCCCCGAGGTCACCAAGCGCAAAGTGCTCAGCTATCTAGAGGATAAGCTGCACGCCGGTCTCGCGCCGTCCACGGTGAATTATCACTTGGCGATTTTACGACATTCCTTCAGCATGGCCGTGCAGTGGGAATTGCTGCGCGACAATCCGTTAGCAGGGGTGAAGCTGCCCGCCAAAATCGAAAACGAGCGCGTCCGCTATCTGCTGCCGGACGAATACACGCGCCTGCTCAGCGTCTGCAATCCGATGTGGCAGCGCCTGATCACGCTCGCGGTCCATACCGGGCTCCGGAAAGGCCAGCTCTTGCACCTGCGCTGGGACCGGATCGACCTTACGCACAACTTGTTAGTCCTCCCGCCTGACCCCGGCTCGAAAAAAAAACGCTCTCAGATTGTCGAACTCAATAGTGTCGCCAGGGCCGTCTTGGTTGACATCCAGGCCGAGCAGGCCCGGGCCGGGCTCCAGACGCTCTGGTGCTTTTTCAATCCACGGACCGGGGAGGCCTATCGCAGAGATGCGGATAGCGCGTGGTATACCGCGCTGCGGAAAGCTGGCTTGACGGACTTTCACTTTCACGATTTGCGACACACGATGGCGACGTGGCTCAGGATGAGCGGGGCAGATCTCCTGACAATTAAAGAAGCGCTCGGTCATGCTGATCTGAAAATGACCCAGCGCTACGCTCACATAACTCCTCTCTACCGGCGAGCGGCCATGGAAAAACTGGTTGACATGAGCAGGGGCAAAGACCCAGACGCGGCGTTGTAGGGGAGCGATCAGTTAATCCCACTTTTCCTTAGTATTATGCTTGAGAAAGGGCAAAAATCAAAAATTAATGCCTGATTTTATTGGATTTTATTGACACTGCTTCATGAAATTGTCAAATCTATATACTTAAAATACATAGAAATAACAATCGTTTTGCCCGCCATTCCCCACTCCCTATGACCACCTTATAACCACCTTTTCCCCGCACAACCCCCCCATGACCACCCTGAACGAAGCCGACACATACACGCACCCACACGCACCCACACGCACCCACACGCAAGAAAAGAGAGCAAAATCAGAGGCTTAGAAAGGCGTAGGCGGGCAGAGGCAAGCGGGAAAAAGCACAGATACGCAAGACGCGGGCAGAATCGCACTCTAGAGGTCGCGAGTTCAATTCTCGCCGGCTCCACTTTAAAATCAACTACTTAGACGATTCGTGGAGGGGCGGTCACGCTCTATGACCACGCCATGACCACCACCACGCGGCGGATCAAGGGAGATGCACGACCACCACCGCGCGCGCGTAGCCGAGCTCATACGCCGCCACCAAAATGTCTCTGCCCTCGCCCCAGTCTGCGTCTGCCAGATGAGAGAAGGCGACCATATCCGCGAGCATGCCTCCAAGCCGGAGCATATCTGCTGGCGGGATCGACACCGTGAGCTCCCGCTTGCGCAGCCGCCGCAGGGTGACGGTTGCTCGATGGGCCTGCCGGTAACGCCGGTCACGGGCATTCCGGCAGGCCCGGCAATACGGCCGCCAGTGTCCCTGGAGCAGGCGGCGGCCGGTATTTTCTGGAGTTTTTGGTCGGCCACAGCAACGAAAGAGGGACTCTTTTTTCACGGTTTTCTCACCCCATGATGACGGGTGGGAGCGCACACGGCACCTGCTGTTTGGGATTGTGGTAGGGCGGCCGGATCGCGTAGCGCGGGCCGTGTGCCGCTGGGACCGCCCGCATCAATGCGCCCTGCGGTCCCGTCACACTCCAATCATTTTCACACGGCGTGACCTCCCAGCTGAGCACGGCCCCATAGCCCTGACTCGTTTTTTTGCCCAGGAACGGGACAAAGCGGAGCAGATCGACCAGCGGCTGCTGCACGCCCATCACATACCACGTGACGGACAAGGCGGCAAAACCAAACACGGGCATGCGGTACGCTTTATATTTGCCGGACGCGGGATCGACGCGTTTTGTGTGCGGGTCTAGCAGCCCCGTGGCGATGCTCAGATCCAGCCGCTTACTCCAGGCATCCTGGATCGGCACGGTATGCGCCGGCCACTGCGCCCAGGACGCCGCATAGTACCACTCCCGCGTGTGGCTCTGGATCTGCTTGAGGGGCAAGTGCGGCAGGTCGCTAAATCGCCGGCCAGGTGGCGCCACGGAGGCATTCGGCAGCGACATCTCCTCGGCGCCCCAGTGCGCCCGCACATGCACGGAGTACAGGATTCCGTCGATCGGGAGATAGCCGTCGCACAGGATGGGGCATTGGAGGTAAGCCCGGATACGGAGAGGGGAGAAGGTCGGCATCCATCACCCCTCTGGCACCAGACACCCCCATGTATTCGCGGGGTCCCAGTAGCTCGGGCGGATGCCCATCCGGATGCCGGTGTTGTCGTCGGTAGGGATATTGCGCATGAGCTGATGGTTTGGTCCCCAGATGCTCCAGTCCTCCTGGACCTGCTCGACGTGCCACCGCAGGATAGACCCTTCCCCTTGCGCCGTATTCTTGCCAATGAATGGAGACACCGTCAGTAGACGCTGTATTTCTTCTCCATCTCCGACGGCATACCAATAAATACTGAGTGCATGACGAGAGAATGTCGGCATCCGGTACGCTTTGTATTTCAGCGCATCCGGGCGGATTTTCTGTTGTCGGTTTTTGGGATCAAGCAGTCCGATTGCACGCGGGAGGTTGAATCGTTTATGCCAGTATGTCGTATACGGCACGGTATGCGCCGGCCACTGCGCCCAGGACGCCGCATAGTACCAGAGTGGCCCAGGATTTAGGACCGCCAAGGGAGGCGGGACAGGATCTAATTGGAGGACGGCGATAGGGGCCGTCACGGCTTCTACGCCGTAGGCGTCCAGTATCGCTGCCTTTGAGATAATCTGGTCGAAAGGTAAGCTGGGCTCACAGACGATGCCGCACTGGAGAGAGGCGGTGATTTTCAAGGGGACGAACTTAGACACCGGTGAAATCCCACTCCTCGTCGTGCAGAATCCCTGCGCCGCCCGCCGTCGACACAAATTCAAACCCGTCTGGGCCCACCTCTGTGAACCCGTGGGGCATGCCGGCGGGTTTAAAAATACACTCACCAGGGAACACGCGGCGTCCCGCCTCTTTCCCCAGCGCCAACGCAGAGCCTGACTTGATATCCATGCCCGAGGCGACGAGATGGGTATGGAGCGGAATTTCTCCGCCCGGCGCGACCCGGACAAGGAGGGCGTGCTCCCCCTTGAGGGGCGGCAGCGGCTCGACCGTGACACCCACACAGCCAGGTACATCGTATTGCATAATAACCTCCTAGGTGAACGCCGCGATATGCGGGTAGTGGGTTTGCAAATGCCGGAATGCCTCCGGGGCGATTTGTCGAATCTGCGCAATCCGGCCGTAGCGCCGGGAGGTCCCAAAGTGGTCCCCAAAGGGCATGACGTTTGTCGTCCGTGAGCGCGCCTTGGTCCCCGCTGCCGGGTGGTCGTAGCTGGCGAGGTACGGCAAGTCATGGGCGACCGTATACGCCCAGACATGCTGCCAGGTCCAATAGCCCAGGGGAAAGGCCCGGACACTGCCACGGTTCGGTCCCGATTGATAGCGATGGACCAGGCCATACTTGGCAATCGCGATGCCCCGTGTCCGCCGGTTTTCTTCCGCGCGGATGCCAATCAGGGCAACCGGATAGTCCTGCCAGAGCGCGAGGTCTTTGACCACAGTGGGGATCGTTTTTCCTTCCTCGATCATGATCTCATGATAGACCGTCGGGAATTGGGCGCAATAGCCGTGCTGGACCTCAGTGTAGTTGTCGAGCATGTCTTGGAGCGGGGTACGGAGATGAAAGACAGGAATGTCAGGGGCGATCGTTTGGACCAGGTGGAGCAGGGCCACACTATCTTTTCCCCAGCTGCACGCGACATGACTCGCGCCCAGGGTCAGCGCCTCACGGATCACTGCCAGTGCTTGCTCCTCTTTCCTCCGCTGTCCGGTGGTCCGCGCATATGCCGCAAAGGCTTTCCGCTCGAGGGGGCTCACGCCATGGCCTCCAGGGCGTCCTTGATCTCTGCGGCTTTGTTTTGCAGGTGCTCTTGATACTGCGTGCCGAGCGCAAACGAGACGGCTTTGCCCTCCGGATGTAACCGCGAATCGATCGACAGCCATTTGTCAAAGGTGATCGCAATCTCGCCCAGCCCGATGTTCGACTTGCCGCCGACATACGGCATGCGGGAGAACTGGACCAGCGCCGTGAGGAACGCCTCAAACTCCAAGTTGGTCACGTCGTCGAGCACGATTTTCCAGTAGAAGGGCGTGCCCGCCCCCAGGGTCTCGACAAAATACCGCATCTGCTGCGGGGCCCGGTCTCCTCCCGGGGGCGTATCGTCGGGGATCTCTTCCTGCAGCAAACGGTCTTGCTGGGGGCGCTCCAGTAGAAATTGCTGCCTGCTGGCCCGTGCGATCAGCGGCCGGTAGTGTTCGTTTTTGGCGTCGTCTGTGCGCGTATACATCTCCTCTTGCAAATACTCCCAGATCGACGGTGCCTGTGCGATCTGGTGTGCCTCCGGGATCACATGCAGGGTCTCGGCACAGATCGGGATGAGTTTGCCCATCTTGAGCTTGCCGGGCAAAATCATGGAGCCAAGTGCGCCGCCGAAGATCCCGACAAGGGGAATGAGTGCACGTAGGCGCCGGGCATAGTCGATATCGATTGCTTTGCTTTTCGGGGGCGGGAGTGCAGGTTTGTCCTGCATCTTGAGTTTCCCCTTCCCCTCCTCGCGGGTTTTCTTGCTTTCCAACGCCCCCCCAGAGAACAGAAAATAAAAGGCCGAGAGTGGCAGACCCTGGACAGTGCCGGTTTCCTCGACGACGCCATAGCCGAGCTGGCGACACAGGTGGAGCATCGCCCGGTCGCGCAACACGCCCCGCATGGCGTTGCCACTGATCACCGGGATCTCTTCGACGGAAAAGTCCGGCTGGACGAATTTCTCACGTCTCAGCTTGCTGTTGATCCCAAAACTTTGCCCCCCATTATGCGAGATCGAGCTCAGGCTCGTCACCCGGCCCTCGAGCAAGTACATCTGCATCGGCTTTCCCCTTTTTCCCTTTCTGTTGCTGGGCCTCGTAGCGGTCGTGCCGCTCCTCGTTCGCCACGCGGACGAGCAGGACGAGGAGCGCCGTTTCTTCACGGAGCGATTTGAGCAGCGTCTTATCCTCGCCACAATTGATGACGGCTGCCACGCGCGCCACATATTCTGTACGGAGTGTGATATTGAGCCGCTGCGTGATTTTTTCGAGGAACTTGCTCAACTGCGCGGTATACGCGGCCGAGCGAAGATTGTCCTCGAATTGATTCCAGACTGAATACGAGTATTGTCTTTTATAATCAGTCGAAACCCCATCCCATAGAGGAATAAGAAGGTCTTGAACTAAAATTTCGTCATTCATGTTACTTACCCCATTTTCTCCTTTTCAGGAGCCTCGTTTTTTTGGAGCAGAAAAAGGGCAAGCCTGAACGGGAGACTGCCCCGCCACCGTCTGAGGCTGGGTTCAGATGCCTGAAAGAGCGCGACGCCGACCTTGCGCAGCGCAAACTGGGAATACCGGCCGCTCTCGATCTCCGCTTTGCTCGCGCCCGCCTCGTAGAGCGGGGACGCCAGGCGGAGCATCTCCGTCAGCTGATCTGGACACGGCAGGAGCGTCTGCTCTTCGAATTGCCACCACCCAGGCCGGACCTGGAAGAGGAGATGCTTTTGCCCACTCTCGGCAATGCAGGCAAAGGCGGGCGTGCGCAGCAACAGCGCGAGCATGCCGCGTTTGTTACCTTTGCTGAGCGGATGCCAGACGCCATCGCACACAAAGTGCGAATAGTTGCGCATCTTCTGGGGGATGTCTTTGCCGACGCGCGCTTGCAGCAGCGTGCTCGCCTCGGCGCAGGCAAACTGACAGGCGTGACAGACAATCTCCCCCGGCCACAGTTTGTCGTGATCGGTAAAGGTTGGCTTGAGCCAGTCCTGTGCCGGAAGGCCACGGCCGGATTGGCTGCAAAGACGACACGCGCCCGGGAGAGAGCCTGCCTGGGGTGGTGAGCCGGCAGCGTGATAGAGGAGCGCCGTCACGACGCCTGGCCCTTCTGCTGGGCGTCCCAGGCGTCCAACGCCGCCCGGACGATCGCACTCGCATTGGGCTCACGGGCTAGTCTCTCGATCTGGTCCAGGCGGAGCCGGAAGTTTCTCGGCATCAGTCGCTCGCTCGGGTCTTTCCACTGTCCCCCCGGTCGGCGTTTGTGGGGCCTCTGACCCTGATGGCCAGAGGCCCATGGGGAGGTCGCGTCCTGTTTTGGCATGCCGTAAGAGTATCAAAAATATCTTTGATTGTCTATACAATGGCGCTTGACAAGCCCATCCATTGTGTATACATTAGGTCATATGGAGACAACACACACACAGACAAACACCGATTTACGGAGCCGTGGCAAGTGGGCAGGCATGAACTGGATCAGAAAAGAAAAGCGCCTGTCGATCTATTTGAGGGACGGCTTGGCCTGCGTCTGGTGCGGTCAGGCCGTGGAAGACGGGATCAAGCTCACCCTCGATCATCTGATCCCGCATAGCCAGGGCGGATCTAACCAGGCCGACAACCTCGTGACAAGTTGCCACATGTGCAATTCGTCACGAGGAGCGCGCGCCTGGAAAATCTTTGCAGATGTGGTCGCCACCTACCGCAATCACGGGCTCACTACTAAGCAACTCACGCGCTATATCACGGCTACGGTCAAGCGCCCACTCGACATCCCGGCTGCCAAGGCCCTGATCGCTGCCCGTGGTTTTGTCCCGGCCTGCACAAAATAAGATATCTTTTGATTGTACCCACAATAGCTCATCTTGTCAAGATCTATTGTGGGTACACTAACTAGATCACAAAACAAGGAGACACGCATGAGAAAAAATACAGGATTAAAATTGGCGCACGAAAAAGGAATGCATCGTCTACTCAAGGCGCTCGGATTTACGGCGGATTCCATCCGACGGAATACCTTTCTGTACGAGACAAAAGAAGGGGATATCGGATTTTACTTTCAGAGCGAAGGCGTGACTTTTCCTGAGGCTCCGCCTCTGAGAGGCAGCGCCTCTGAAGATTTTGCCAACGACATGGGGAGCATCTTGGCTCCAGAGTGGGGGAACAGCCACTTTGATAGCTTGCGATACAAGATGGAATGCTAGTTCACAACATAGGAGAACATCATGAAAATGAAGCGCATTGGAACATATCAGGAGACCACCGCCCGAGGCGATCACGATAGCGGGCTCAAGTTGGAAGCCGTGGACGCCGTCTCCAGCTGGAGATTTCTGGAAGTGTCCTTTGCCTTCCTGACGGACGAGCAGGGCAAAGGACTGAACAGAGGCGACGCCGTAGAACTCGATTTTATCACTGAGGTCGAGTGAGCTTCATTCAAAGCTGGATGCATATGACACAGTTTGATTCTCCACTCATCCTGCACCTGACCCGCTCTGAGCGGGTCATGCTCCGGAAAATCGCACGGGAGAGCGACCCCATTGCGGCGACCCGGGCACACGCCTTGCTCCGGATTGCAAATGGGGAGCGTCGGGCGACCATTGCGCGCGAGAGCGGGGTGAGCCACGTCACCTTATTCACTTGGCTCAGTCAGTTCAGCCAGCGCCGCCAGCGCGGGGACAGCGTCCGTGCCGCGCTGGCCGCAAACACGGCGCGCGTGGTCGGTGGGCATGGACCCCTCTTGCGCCTCTTGCTCCAGGCAAACCGCGCAGCCAAAGACTGGACGATTGTGGAGATCCAAGCATTTTACCGGCAGCATGGCATTGAGATTGCGACGGGCACGGCCTGGAACTACAAGCACGCCCTCACCGAGGACGCGACGTACCCCCCTCGTCCCCCGCCCCGATCGAACCTCGCGGCAGCGGCACGGCAACGCGGACTCTTGCCGAATACCGTCTATGCCCGGATGCGGGCCGGCTGGGATCACGAGCGGGCACTGTCCACGCCGCTGCTCCCGGGCGGGCGGCCAAAAAAACGACACGACGTACCCCCCACGAGAGAGGAGCAGACCATGAAACCGAAAGGCACGATCACCGCCGAATACACCGTACCGGGACAACCGCCCGTCTACTGGCTCTACTCTGGCGAGAAAATGATCGCTGGAGTCTTTCTGATTTCGGACGATAACCGGGAGCTGTTGAGCAATCCGCAAGCATACAGATATGTCGGCGATCTCTTCTCTACGATCGAAAATGAAACAGAGGAGCCGACGGAGGATTTCTACGTGGAAACAGACGACTGGAAGCGCTGGACGAGGTCTGGCTGCCCGACGACGTAGAACCCGAGTAACCCCCCCCGCCCCCGCTCTGGACGTGGCGTAGCCAGGTCATGCGGGGCCACAAGAGGAGAACACCATGGAAGCACAGCGACGGTATCAACGCGACTTTGAGACGATTGACGATTTGGACGATTTCGTTTTGTTCCAGCAACAGGAAAACGGGCTCACATTTCATTGGGATAGAGTCAGAAAAACGGCCTGGATTATCACCGACGAAGAAACCGAGGCCAGCCTCTACGAGGAGGAAATTCATCAGGACGACGCCTAACTCATCCAGCAGCCCCCGCTGCGGCGGGGCCACACACAGGAGCAGGAGCATGCAGATTGTTATTTTGCAAGAAACGGGCCAGATTGATATCCCCGCCACCCGTGCAGCCTACCTGGCGCACGGTCAACCGCGCAGGCGCCTGCTCGCGCACCTGCTGGCCAAAATCCGGGCGGTGTGTCCGGATCTGGATCAAGAGGAGGTCAAGACACAGACCCGCCTGGCAGCCAACGCGATCTTTGTGGCGACGCACGAACGGCCGTTACCCCTCAGGCACAAAGGCTTGCGCCTGCGCTAACATCTCACCCCCGCTCCGGCGGGGCTTACCAGAGGAGAACAAAAAATGGAAATCTACACGATCGCGTATGACGGCATCTTGCTTTGGGCAGGTCCGGCGTGCAACGCAGCGCATGCCCTCAATATACATGCGCGCGACATTGGCTATGGCACATTCCGTGACTTAGCTCTCCTGGCAGAGCCACCCTACGACGCCGACACGACGACGGAAGCAGCGCATCTCGCAGAGGTGCGAAAACGGTATGCTGTGGAAATGAGCAGCCAGCCGTCAGGAGAGGAACAATGAAACAACAGTCTATGAGACGACATTTAAATTTCTCCGATAAACTTGACGTCATCTATGCGGCCTCTATCCTCGGCCGCGCCTTAAAGAAACAACAAGACCGATCACACGATCCTTGCTGGAGTGTGTATTTCCAGCACCTCCAGAACGCGCTGGAGGCGCTGGATCAGGTCTGGCCGCACGACGACGCAGAACCCGAGTAACCCAGCCGCGTCTGACGTGACGCAGTCAGGTCATGCGGTACGGCTTCTCAGGACGGACACGGGCGACGGATTCCAACAGGGCACACTCCAGGAGCCGGAGCGATCGATCACTGGAGACGCGGAGTTGGTGCAACCCCGGAACGGCAGTTCCCCGCCCTGAGGCTCTGCCTCTCAGAGGCGGAGCCTCAAAGGAGTAACGAAAGTGGAAAATCTCACGATCACAGGTCACCTTTTTGAAATGCCGACCGATGGGGGATATGTCTATGAGGTCTTGACCTCAGGACAGAGACGGCAGATATGCGAGGGAGGTGGACTGATGGGGAGTACACTCAGGGCCACGCCAGAGACTTTTAAAGTGATCTGCCAGAAGTGGCTGAGACAGCGCAATAGACTATAAGAGTACACCATCCACCCCCCGCCCCCTTCGAGGCGGGCACAGGAGTAGATCATGACGATGCTACAAATAAAAAGCCCGAGCGGGTTCTACGTCACCGCTGTGCGCGGTGACGGCACGGGAGATCTCAAGCACTTTTGGCTGCTCAAGAGTGCGTTGGGATGGCTTATTACGCAGCATGCCGTCCACGCGATTCTGAGCGTGGACGGCTACGCCAACGTATCGATCTAAAAAAAAATGAAAGCAGAACATATCGAATTACAATTTTCTCTAGCGATTGACAACAACCATGTGATCGGGAGCTATACCCCAGGGATGGGGTATAGCACGGTCCTCACCATCGGGGGAGAGGCGATGCACGATGATGGAGAGGGGGAGCTCTCCGCCCCCATCCCCCAGAGGGGGGAGACCTTTGATTTGGCTCTCCCCAGTGGGTGTTTCCAGGGGGCAGTCATCTACCGCTCTCACCTATCCCCTCTTCTCTACAAGGTCACGGTCCGTGGGGTATGGTCGGGCACATACGGCGGCCTAGTCGGTGGGCTGAGTGCCTTCGGTGCGTTTGAGCTGCTCTCTTCAAATTTTATCCTCACCACCTCCTGGAGTGGCCACCCGATCACATGGCGCCAGTATCAGGCCCTCCGCGCCATCCGTAATAATTTTTTGGATGGGGAGGGAACAGCCGCCGTGGCCGCCATGGAAAAAAAAGAAAGATATTGGAAGGAGCAGGCAGATGAGATACACGGACAAGGAGATGGAGCAGGCCCTGTGTCGGTGGAGACAGAAAAATGTTGACGTACGCGATTTACGCATGGCTCTGATGGCCTTATCGCTCTATGCCACGGCGGAGGAACTCATAGCCATTTTCCCAGGAACACACCATGACCCCCCCACACGGAAGCAGCTGCAAAGTGAGTTTCAAAATGTTTAATAAAGACAAGAGAATCGGCCGCTATCTGGTTGATATTGGCATTATCATAGGCATCGCTCTGTTGTTCGGGGGATGTGCCCATCATCCCCTGTTTGCCAACTATCAACCGCCTCCTTACCGGCACTCCGAATACGATTACTATCAGACACGACGACACCAAGAGCGACAAACAGACTTACTCAAAACGTTGAGGCGCCAACAAAAATATGTGGATTTTCGGCGGGGGATATTGCAGCGCCAACACCTGCGGAACTCATTGAAGAAACCCTATACTCACGTACCGAGGAGAAGATAATGACTGAGTGGATGCTCGAATACCTCAATACTGACCTTGTCATTACGGGCCCTGGGCAACTCCAAATCGTGCTGCAAGAATTTGATCCTGACCGTCTGCGATCGGACCACATTCTGCCCCCGGAGGTGCTGGGCGACTTGCAGCAGGGTGGCTGGTCCTATGAGCTAGAGCCAGGCGTCACACTCCAGCTCATTTCCACACGAAGCCGGCATCATCCGGGATCTGCACTCCACGTGTTGCATGTGGGCAGGCAGGTCAGTTGGACGCTGCCGGCTGAATTTGGCGCACAGCTGGGCCGATTAAAAACCTACCCTTGAGTAGCGACCACCATTGAGACTGAAGCACGAGCAGGAGCAGGAGCACAGAAAGGAGAAACGCACATGAAACTGAAACGCGTTGGAAAATATGAGGAACATGGCCCAAGAGGAAATCACGATTGGGGCTTGTCGTTGGAAGCCGTTGACCCCGTAGGGAGCCGGAGATTCGTACAGGTCAGTTTTATGCTCCTCAATCAACAACAACGTGACTTATTTCGTTGGGGAGAAGTGGTCGAGCTCCCATTTGTCAGCGACAGTGACTTGCGAGAGCGATTGTAAAACCACTGGCCGCCGAGGCGTCACCAAAAACAGGCGGATTTCCGGCGGGGAATCGTACAGCGCCAACAACTGCGCGCAGTACGCAGGCCGATAAACAGCGAAAGGAGACTTTAATGAACATCCAAGATCTGAAGAGAGACCTCGCGGACAGAGACGACCTCATCACCCTGCTCCGCACCATGGACAAAACCTTCCGGGACGCAGGCTACGATGAGGACATGAGCCCCTTCCTGGAGGCGGCGGCGGCGTGCGTGACGACAAGCCAACGCCAGCTGTGCGACGCCATCGAGGAGGTCATCACCTTCGGCCTCTACACGATTTGGCGCGCCAAGGGCCGCCCCGATCCGCTCTGCCTGACGGAGCAGGAATGGGCGCAGTGCGAGAGCTGGCAGCAGCGCTCGCAGCTGTCCCTGCCAGCGGTCCTGCGCGCCTACCTGGAGCAGGCCCCGGCCACGAAAGGAAAAACACTCGCATGAACACGTTTGCTTCCATCAGTTTGATCGGGACCGTGTGTCTGGGGGCTTTCGGCAGCAGTGGGTGTACCCTGCAAACAGGAGGACGGCATGAATTACCGCGCCTGGAGGCGGCCGCGCAGGCGCACGCACAGGGGCAGGGCACAGGCGCCGATAAAATTATCTATGCAACCGGTGACATGAACATTCCCTATCGGACGCTGGGCGAGGTGTCCTTTGACACGACCAAGTACATCAATATGAGTAGTCTCCTCTATGATTCTTTTGCGCGGTCCCGGTTGGAACGCGCCGTCGCGGGATGGACGCGAAAATTGACGCCGCAGGGCATGGCGCAGAAACTCAAAGAACTGGCCTATGCGGCATACGGCAACCAATGTGATGCCATTATTCACGCGACCTATACCGAAAATGTACAGACCGGGGACGCGTATGGGCATGGGATCGCCGTCATGTATATCGATCAACAACACAAATAGGGAGCACATAGTATGAAACTACACACCCGGCGCAGTCGCGCCGCAACCGTCGTCACAGACTGGTACAATCAGTGGAATATCTATGCAAATACCGAGAGCAGCAGGCATCGCATGTACGAAGACTTGTCTGCACTCGGTCCTGATCCGGACCCAGATGTAGTGGATGCCATCATAGGAAATAGCACATGGACGCGATGTCACTGTGATGAGTGCGACGAAGACTTTGAAATGGTGATCGAACTGGGGGAAGAGCGATATTATGAATCTGCCACGGCGTGCATCTGTCAGGAATGTCTCCTGGCGGCGCTGGCGCTCTTTCACACACACGCAGGAGAGTAGTCCCTTGAAAAAACCCAGTCCGTATCTTCAACAACTGTATGATTTAGGCACGATCCATGGCATGATTTTTAGCTATCGACAAGTCGGGGATGATACCGCCATGACGTGCGTTGAATTTATAGGATCAGAGCGTCGGTTGACAGGCGAGTGGCAACACTATCGAGACTATCTCGAAATTGGTCCTGACCACTGTTCTCTTGCGCGCCTCCGGCGACCGTGTGTCCAAGAGGTCGAGGCCTGGGAAAAATTTGAGGCGGCCAATGCTGCTGAGCTTACGGAATATGCACGGCTGAAAAAGAAGTTTACATAATCGTCCCTCAGAGGTCACGGTGTGTGATATCTCCTTTTTCTTCTTTCTTCGTGATCTCTTTGGTGGACAGGAGATCTTCTTTCTGCCGGTTCTCCATGTTCTGACGCTCCTCTAATTTCCCCCGCGCGATAAAACTGGATTCAAAGAGTCGTTTGAATTCATCCATCCGGCTGTTGACGGCCTGGTGTGTCTCTTGCGTCTGCGTCTTGATTTTGGCGGCGATAATGGCGGCAATACCAGACAACACGGCCGTGACCAGTACGCCGAGTGCCGTGACCAGTACGCCGAGTGCCGTGATGATTTCGATCAGTGTGGGAGACATGTTCATGACAAATGACGGGAACCGACGCATCCTCACTACCCAACGAGCCCGGTTTCTTCTTCTGCGTGGTCAGTATCGGCGTATCGGCGTATCGGCGTATCGAACTACCGCTTTCTCATCACCCCAACGAAAGTCCGTTGCCCATCTATGACGCGATCACCGAACGAAATCGTGATCGGCACTTCTGTGCCCCGCGCTGTGATCATCGCCACCTGGACGCGAGACCAATCGAGATGCCTCTTCCCCGTCGCCACATAGTCAGCAAAGCTCTTCCGGTGCCGAGCGACAAGATAGGTGGGCATCAGCTTTTCGATCGAGTGGCCTATCAACTCCTGCGCCGCATACCCTGACAAGAGACACACCACCGCATTAGCGTATGTCATGATACCGGTGGCATCCATCTGGATAATGCCGTCGGCGGCCACGTCTGCGACCGAGTCAACCGTCGCGGCTGTCGCCGCCGCCAAGACCTCTTTGGCCACCCCGCGTGCCGTTTCCAACACGCCTTCTGCAGCATCTGTCTTGCGGATGCGCTCCTCGTGTATCCCTTGCGTGCGGCCTTGCACCAACGCGGCCGCGACGTCCACGACTGCCTTTGCTTCCACCAGTCTCCGATATTCCGTCAGGCGCCCATCAATCTCTGCCTTCATCGTCCCGACCTTCGTATCAATAGCGCCGACTTTTTGATTGCCTTCCGCCATGACCTCGGCCACGCGGTCTATTTTGCGATCCATGCGGAGCGCATTAATAATGTTGACCAAGACCACACCCATGATGGTGATGATCGCGATCCACTCGCTTGCACTAAACTGGAACAGCACGATCTCCGTCATGGGAAGATGACCCTTCTGTGTAGTTGACCGTTCTGGGCGGCCCCCGCTGTTTTGACGCCTGCACGGAGGGTGATCAGACCACCCCCCAGCAGGAGCGTCCGGAGTTGGGCGCCCGTGTCGGCATCAATAAAATTGAGATATTCTGCCGCAGCCGTGACGCCCAACAGGGCGCCGACAATATAGGTTTTATAGCCTGACAACAAGGTTCTCAACCTCCTATTTTCGCGACCATTTTGCGCAAGAGTTTTTTATGCTCACTCAATATCCATGAGGCACGAATCCCACAGTGTTCCCGTTCTGCTGGGGTCAGTGGGGCGCCATCTGCCAAGGCAATCCCGCGCAGACTCGGGGCCAAGCCGCGATACCGAGGAGATCTCACAATCTGTTCACACAGCTGATGCAGGATATCACGTGCTTCCACACGGGCCTCCTCCTGTATCGTCGCGTCTGCCTGCCACTCGTCAAGCGGCACAAAATCGACCACCCGGGGGATGTGTTCTTTTGTGCCGCGATGCGTGACGCCAAACCGCCATAAACACCACGCGTCCATCATGGCATTCCAGACCCGGTCCCACCGTTTCGCGTCTGGCAGGTGTGGGTAGGTATAAAATGCCACCCAACCTGCCATCTCTAGATCCTGGACAAACTCCTCTGCCTCATGGGCGCGAAATTTCATCCGGCGAACGATCTTCCAGGCAAACCGATGCATATGGTCTTGTTCTTCTGGTGTCGGTGGCGGAAAACCGCCACCCTCAGGCGTCATGGTGTGGTCACTCCCTCGTGGGCTAGTGTAATTTCTGTTCGTGTGCGATCAGATCGTCCGGTGAGACGCCCAGCATAGCCAGCAGCGTGGCATCGAGATCACTCAGAGACACGGCGCGTGCGTCTGCCAACGTGCCCGTGCCAGGCATGATCAGGAAGTGTCCATCGGCCAGGCGCGTAATAGACACCACGGCGGGAGCGGTCGTCGCCGCGTCCCCCGTTTTGTCTCTGCCACGCTGGAGACCGTCGAGAAAGGCCTCAGATAACTTTTGAATAACGTCCGCCGTGTGTGTGGGTTTCATTTTTTTCCTCCTGCTTCAAAAATTCGCGATATCCATACGGGCATGCATGACTAACCATGCCCGTATGGTACTGAGCGGCTGCAAGGCCGCTAACACGTCCTCTATGGTCACCCGTTTGACGGTTATAGATGCCCCATCCAATTGCATCAACAGCTGGGCGCGATCAACCGCTTGCCAGTCAAAACTGAGTTGCAGAGACCCGACAAGATTATCGCCTCCCGTGTTCGGGAAATCTAATAGAAAAACATGGGACCGCAAGACTTCTGGCGCCTCCCGAGGCGCACTCTGCTCTAAATCTTCCAGGAACAGATGAATGGGGAGGAAGATCTGATCGAGCCCCGCTTTCGCCGCCGCCGGGGTCGCATACGACATGGTAAAGGTTTTCGCCCCGAAGGCGCCGCTCACGACATAGGTGATCGGATCGGTATCCAGATTGAGAGCCACTTGAAAATGCCCGGCAATCGACTGATTGGGTGCCAGCGTCAGGACAAAATCGTGTCTATGTCGCATGTTGGCCATGGTCCTCACGCCTCCTCAAGCTGTTCGATGCGGGCGATGAGCGGGGTAATCAGCTGATGCAACGCCTGAATACTCAGTGTGAGATACCCCGCCACATTGGACGGATTGAGCACTTTGTTCTGGTCCATCCCAAAATGGGGGCTATAATCCGTGACCGGCCCCGTAAACACCTCGCCCTGATATTTGCGGATGCCGTTTTCATTTTCCTTGTACTGAAAGTCGTAAATCGGCGTGTCGAGGACCGCTTGTAAGGCCGGGAACGGATCGTGCCATTGTTGTAAGAGATCCTTCGCCGCCAGCTGACTCGTCTGCGTTCCCACGACCTGCCCACCTAAATCACCCGTTCCCACGGGCTGGCCTGCCGCCGAGCGCCAATCCCCGACATCATCAGGCCATAAATACCGGAATGCACCACCCTTCATGTACACTAAGAGATGTCCTGCGCCAGGACTCGTCGTATTGGTATTCCGTTCCAACCGGAGTTGTGTTCCTAACGCATCGTTCCCAAAATCGGCTGCGTTTAACGTCAAACGGTTTTGTGTTGCCGTTGTGGTAAAAGACCCCCGCGTGACACCATCGTACTGCCAGCGTTGCAGAGAAGCCGTTGCCCCAACAATGGCATTCAAGATAACGCCAAGCGTGCCCGATGCAGCTTGTTTTATGGCTCCCCGAATGATGACATTGCCATTGACATCGAGGAGTTCCTGTGGGCTGATCGTATTGATTCCCACATTTCCGCTTTCCCGAATCCGCATGGCCTCGGTCACCGTGCCGGCGCGCGCGGTGTAAAAGAGCAGGCTCCCCTCATGCGCGCCCGCCGTATCCACTTGCATCATTCCGACGAGTCGCGCAGTTGCGACCACGGTTCCCGCTGCGTCTTGCCCTCTGAAATAGAGATTTCCTGATTGGACTGTACTGCCCGGCGTCGTTGCCCCATTTTCCAGATACAATGTCGCCGTCCCAACTCCTACCGGGTTGAGCACACGCATCGATGCGCCGACGACATCTAATTTGAGACCAGGCGCGGCCGTTCCAATACCGACATTTTGTGCACTATTGATCACCAGGGCCACAGTGCCGCCGGTGGTGAGGGTGAGTTCATTGGATGCGGTCCGCGTGATGGACGTATCCGTATCCCCGGTAAACGTCATGCCCCCCGTCGCACCTGTCGCAAACTGCGTGGCCGTGCTCATCTGCGTCGGCCCTGTCAAACTGATAATGCCCGTCCCACTGACCGTCGCGGCAAAGTTATTATTGACCGGCACCGTCACGCCAAACGCCGCCGCCGGCGCAATGTTGGCCATCGTACTGCCTAGGCCCCCGAGCGATTCCTTGAGGAACGGGCCCGTCTGAAACCAGGTTTCCACTAAGTCCACATTGAAAATGATGGAATCGGCATTCCAGGTCGCGTGCCCGGCGTCGGTTTTTTGCAGGCCAGTAATCGGCTTGACAGTAATGGCCATATCTTATTCCTTTGCCGGCGCTTTGACCCACACCCGATGCACCATATCAATGCCGTCACTGTCTGTTTTGCCATGTGCTGTGCGGGCCTGATCGAGTGCCGCATTCCAGGTCTGTTCCTTGTCGTGGGCAATCGCTCCCTGCGCCTGAAGTTGGTCCTGTAATCGCAATGTCTTTTGGACTTCGACCTGATAGTCGAGCCACGCCACTTGCAGGCGCAGGAACAGATCATCGGCAATGGTGTCGGGGGACTCTTTTTCGGCGTGACGGTCCTGATCTGACGGAGGAACGTCATACCCGGTGTCACGGACGTACATGCGTTCCCGTTCTATCATCTTGTTCTCCCCGTCGCGTGTCACAGACTTTCCACGATGGTAAATCCTACCATATCCACTGTACTCGTTCCGCCCCGTCCTGCCAACACATCCGTGGCAGGGAGTTCCGTAAACGTCCCGTACAGCATGGTCCGCAGCATTTCATACCCTGCCGCGCTTGCCACGTTGCTCAGATGGCTGGCACTCGCCGGCGGTTGCAAGATCACAAAATACGGATCGCGCGTGCCGTGTTGCTCGAACCAATAGGCTAACGTTTTCCAGGCTTCGCTTGCCTCAAAGAGGGCAAACGAGAAGGAGAGCTGCACATGCTGCACGCCTGGGTTGATCGTATCGGCCCCGGAGAGGCTCTGTTGTTTGGTGCTGCTATCAAGAATGGAACGGCTCACCCGATCCGTCAGGCCCGCCGCCGTCGTGGGGACTTCCCAGAGGGTGGCCAGGATCGGAATGGAGACGCTGATCATATCATCATCATTGGTGAGAGACACACGCCAGTACCGATGATTGATCGGCGTGGCAAACAGGACATAATAGGGCGGATGCGCCGGGTATTGTCGCACATCGGGTGTCGGATATTCGTCCGCTCCGCGTTCATCGGCGCCAAACCCATCTGCCCCATCACTCGTCAGGGGACTAAAAATGGCAATCGTTTGCTGGGTCGTGTAGCCGGCTCCCACCGTGGCCTTGCTTTTCCAAACCACGCGACCCGCAACAGACAGGCTATCCGCAAACACGGAGGCAAAGGTGATATTGTAGGGACCACGAGGACCGAGATCGAAATCAATATCGACACTCGTCGCTGCAAAGAGCGTCGCCAGTCCACGTCGGCTATCGTTCATGTCTGACAAGTCATTCAGGGGCGTCTGACTTGCTGTGATGGTGGCGGATAACACCCGATTCAGCATCGGGGACACCATTTTGGCGTGTGTCGTAATGGCCATGTTACCGGGCCTCCTCCACCAACAGTAAGGTCATGGCGACACCTCCTGAGTTCCACTCCTCTTCGATATCGGCCACGCGTGCCAAGCCAGGCAACTGGTTCAGGCGTAAGCGGGGACGGACGATCTGCACGACGTCGCCGAGTCCCGTCACGGCCGCCCCGAACGAGCCGACCGTCACTTTATGTTGAATGCGCGGGCGCCCAAAGAGGGTATTACGGAGTGCCGCTAAGGCTTCGGCATCGGCGCGATGGATGAGACGTGTGGTAGCGGTATGGAGCACTTGATGGGCGTGCGCACCGGGGATGCGCACAGTCAAGGTTTGGAACGCCTGGGCCAGAATCGCGACGCGGTCCGGGTTTGTTTCCAAGAGGATGCCCGCCACATCCGCTTCTGCCAGGATCGTTGCATTCGGCGCATAGTGTAGTATCGTCCCCCCGATCTTTTCCATTTCTGTCATTTCATGACGGAGCAGATCCGTATCCGTGAGGATCACGACGGGATCACTACTAGGGACAGTCCAGGGGCGGAGGGTATACTGCCCCGTGCGCAATTGCTCCAGGAGGAGCGGAATGCCCGCATTTAAGGTGTCCCACACGGCTTTGGCAGAGGTCTCTTCGAGTATGGGGTAGTCCATGGCATACGGAAAGATCTGGTAACATTCCGCCAACAACACGGGATCAATGCGCGTGATATCAATGCCGACGGCATTCAGAATATAGAGATTCAAGTCCATCAATTGATCGCTGAACCCACCGAGATGAGCGGGCATAACACCCTGGATGTCTCCGGTAATCCGTGCGCCTTGCAGTCCTGTCGTCAGGATAATGTAGGCCCGTCCATAGAGCCCGTCAAACTCTGCGGTATACTCCACGCCTAGCGTCATCGCGAGGCCATTGCGATAGAACGCGCCTCCCGCACAAGGGTGACTGGCCATCAGGTATCGCCCGCCTTGCTCCGCCGTATTTACGAGAATCAATTCAACCCCATGGCACGTGCCGAGGAGCAAGGGGATCGTGCGTCCCACGACGGCAGCAGGGGCTAAAGGATACTCGTCCGCCGTAATAATCTCTGTGGCCAACGCATCATCCAGCTGATCTAGGGAACTACCGATCGGAATCTGAATGTCTGTATCCGTGACCGTCCGCATCCCCAGTCTGCCAGACAGCAAGAGTGACGTTTGCGCCCCGAGGGGCAGGCTCGTATATTCGCTCGGAATGGCCGTCACGCCAATCTCGAACGATTCGCCGTCCGTACTGAATCCCGTTGCGCCGAACACCGCATCCAGTTCTTTGTTGTGATTGAAAAACGTGAGACTCCCACTGGCGGTGACAGTCGAGGTGATGGGATCGCCTTGCAGGATATTTTGTGCGGACCGCTTGAGGCGGACGCCCGAGGACCAGAAGTGTGGAAAATGCTGAAAATTTCCCCCCGCTGTGGAGCCCCAATAATAGCCCGGCTGCGAACTCGCCCGAAAGACGTGGGTCTGATCTATTCCACCATCAATGCCCGCTTTGCGTGTATCGAAAGAGCCCCACAAAATCAGGCGTGTGCCATACTGCCGTAAGACCGTATACAACCGTCCGTCCCCAGTCAGATTGGTGGGGGAGAGATCGACCGGGGGGGGAGGGGATGGCGGCGGAGGAGGAGGCGCGAGGGGAAGGCCACTGACACCAAATGGCGGGACGCGCAAGACCGTATGGAAACGCCCTGCCATGGTTAGCGGACCTCTAAGTTTTTCTGTCGGCGCCCCAGTTCGTGTATCACTTTATCTGCCAGGGTCCGTTCATTCATCCCAGGCGCCGCGTGAATAGTGATATTAATCACGGGAGCAACAGACGATTGTGGCCTGTGTTGTCGCATCTGCGCCGTTTCCGCTGCGGTCCAGATATCGACTTGCTCCCCACGGTGCGCCAGAATAGGAAGTTCGTTTCGTCGGACCGTCGTATGGAGTCCATGCGCAGCCCCCAAGGGAGCATTCGGGTCGTACCCAGGCGGATTCAAATCCGGCGGCGCCCAATAGGGATCGCCGCCTGTCGGCACGCCCGCCGGCGTCACGGGGACGAAAACTGGGGGCAGCGCAGGCAAAACGACTGGCGTTGCACCGCCGGGCGTAAAATATTGATTGAAGAGGCCTTGCATGGTTCTGGTAAAAGCACTCACCCCATTCGCATTCCACCAGGGTTGCCCGTGCGCGGCTTGTTTGAGGGCATCGGCCACCAGTGTTTGTAGGAGCGGCGCCACCTTCACGGTAATGGTATCGACCACGCTTTTACCGCTCTCTTTCGTGGCGGCTACCGTGGCCGTAGACAGGGTGGCAAGTCGTGCGGCGAACAGTGCGCGTATTTGCGTCAGTTCTCCGGCTAAACTGACATCTAATGCCTGTAATGCTGCCGTCAATGCGTCTTGCTCCGCTTTGATGATCACCGCAAACGCATCGCGGGTGGCTTTTTCCTCTGCGGCAAACGTCGCATTAATTGCCTCAAGCTTCTGGGTGAGTTCACCCTCATCTATGGCGGCAACAAGGACCTTCGCTTGCTCGGTCAATGCCTTTTCCAATGCGGTGAGCTGTGCAATCGCGGCTTCTTCAAGGCTTTCTATCGTCGCCTTCAGGGCGGCTTCTTCTTTGGCAATCGCTTCTGCAAGCGCTTCCTGCGAGGCAATGATATCGGCGCTTAATTTGTCCCGCATTTTTTGCAGCGTTTCTTCACTCGTGCCGGCTTTAATGTTCAGTTCTTTTTCGAGTTCTCGGATGTCGTCTAACCGCGTGTTTGTTCCTTTGACGCCTTCTAATTGCCGGAGCGTCTCTTTCCCTTGCTCTTCGAGTGAGTCAGCCACGGTTTTGACGATGTCGTTGAGGAGCAGCCCCTGCCTCACGCCCTTCGCGGTTTCGCCAAACAGGGCCAGGTTGAGTTCATTGATGGGGCCGATCAACCCCTCAAACTTCGCAATATCGTCTGCCGTGCCCCGCCCCTCAGTAATCTTTTTGGCCAGCCATGCAAACTGTCCTTGCAAGCCCCTCAGTTCTGCCAAAGCAGCTTTTTCTAATTCCTTCTTTGTCTGCTCCAGGGCGGCTTCTTCTTTGCCAATCGCCTTCGTCAGCGTCTCTTGTGAAGCCAACAATTTTATATTCGTTTGGTCACGCAATTGTTCGAGAACCTTCACCGTTGCGCCGGCTTTGAGATTCAATTCTTTTTCGAGTTCCCGAATTTCGTCCAGTCGCGTGTTCGTGCCTTCTACGCCACCGGTTTGCTTGAGGGTCGTTTTCCCCTGCTTTTCGAGCGAGTTGGCCACCGTCACAATCAGATCATTGAGTCGGCCCCCCTGCGCAATGCCTTTGGTCGTACCGGCAAAAAGTTCTTTGTTCACGTCACGAAGAGGAGCAATCAGCGCCTCAAACCGGGCAATATCCTCTGCCGTTCCCTTCCCCCCGGTAATCTTCTGTGCCAGGGCCGTAATCTCCTTGAGCCCCTGCGCGAATTGTTGCGACCCGGTCAAGGCACTGGTTGCACCGAATGTTTTTTCATCAAACAAATTTTCACGCAGGGAGCGCGCGGCCTGAATCTGCTCGTGCGCAGCAGCGCGTTTCTCGTCTATTTCCTGGCGTTGCAGACCTAAGAGTTTCTCAAGCAATCCCACGCGTTCCGTGAGTCCGTCTGCGATGAGTTGGTGTTCCTCTTGCAGTGCCTGGATGCGGTCTTGCGTGGCGGCTTCCGCGGCGGCTCGTAATTCACTAAAACTTTTTGTGAGACTCGCCAGTGTTGCGCGCAGGGACTGCGCCGCTTCAATCTGTGCCCGCGCCGCCTCGCGCTTGGCATCGACTTCTTGTCGCTGCAAGTCGATCAGACGATCAATGGAATTGATCCGGTCTTCGAGGACTTCTTGTTCCAGTTGTTGTTCTTTTTCGAGGGCTTGAATACGCTCGCGGGACGCCGCTTCCGCTGCTTGCTTTTGTTTATTCAGGAGATTGGTAATCAGCGTAATCCCTTCGGCTTGCAGCTTCTGAAGTTCTTCTAAGCTTTCCGTCTGCGCAATGTCTGCGAGCAGAGCACTGAAGTCACCTAGGACGCCGAGGAGCGCCTGTTTTGCATTGGCAATGACCGTCGGAATATCAGCGAGAAAATCGCGTATTTTTTGCAGACTGGCAATCTGTTCCTCAATCGCTTTGGTCGCGGCTTTGCGTCGTTCCTCAATCGACTTGAGCTCGGCATCGCGCTCTTCTTCAATCGCCTTCACGCGGTCCTTTGAGGCGTCTTCCAACGGCTTGCGGGCGTCTTCGCGCATCTTCTCAAAGGCTGCCAAGACTTCGTCTTGCAATTCCTGCACGGCCTCGAACGTCTGCGCGCCCGCCAGGTCGCCTAAGACTTCGCCGAGCGGGCGCGGGTCATGATCCAGTAATTTTTTGATTTGCTCGTCCAGCGGCGCCAGCACTTCAGATATGAGTGCCGTGATCCGCGCCGCGAGTTGTGCATTCACCGCATCGTACAAGGTCTGGACATCAACGAGGTCTGCCACACTCGCCGCTGCGTGATCGATACTTTCATTCGCGGCATTATATTCTTCAATAAGTTGCACAAACCCACTACGCTGACTGTCCAGGCTATGGAGAAAGTCATTGGCTGGTCGCAGTTGATCTTGAATGGCTTTCGTCATCCGCGCCGCCATATTTTCCGCAAGTTCCGCTAAGGTCTCAAACAGGTCTCGTGCCGCGGCTTCCATGATCGCAACGCGTGCTTCTGGCGATGACGTAAAAGCCCCGTCCCCTGGGCGACGCACAAACGTTGCAGCCGCGGCCCGGCGTGCTTCTTCGAGAATACTTTTCGTCAGGGCATCTGCCAAGACCTCGGCTTCTTCTCGTATCGCCTTGAGGGCACCCACAAGGGAGGGGGCGGAATCGTCTGCAAACGCGCGAATTTCTTTCCGTATCGCAGCCAGAAATTCTTCCAAATTGGTAATGGAACTAAATGCTGGCTCACCGCTTGCTCCTCCTCCTCCGCCGCCGCCGCCACCCCCGCCTGCACTGGCTCCCGCACCTCCTCCCCCTAAATCGAGGTCCCTGAGGAAGGCTTGCAATTCAGGCGATTGGAGGACCTCTTTCAGGACCGGCAGAATCACCTTGAGCGCATCGATCACTTGATTCGTGGCACCAATAACAGCGCCGGCAAAGGCGGCGCCACCGGCCAGCCCGGCCGTAATCAACGGGCCCACCAAGGCCCCAAAGAGCGATTGCACTATCACGTTCACGGGCGCCGTAATGAAGGCATCGAATAAAGCGGCGGTCACCGCATCAAAAGCGGCCCGGTTCATGATCCGCTCCAGCTCTGCCCCGAGCTTATTAAAATTGAGTTTGGCCGGATTGAAATTGACCTTCTCCAATGCGGCAATGTAGGCGGCGGCGAACGATTGGCCCAAAGTATTGCCGAGATTTTTGAGGGCAGGGACGAGCACCCGCACGCCGGGGATGCTATCGATCTCAATTTGTTGGGCTTGTACGTCGCGCGCCGCCGCCAGTCGCTGACGATATTCATCCGCCGCTTCAGCGGATAGGAGGTGTGCACTTTCCAAGTCTTGGAGGGTCCGTTCATAGCTCAACATCTGGAGATCTAAGGCCGCAATCTGGTCTTCCACACTCGGTCCAAACGCGGTGTCGATAAAATCTTTGAGCGGTTGTAAGGACTCCTGTACCAATTGCCCCACGTGCTCATCGCGTGCGGCGGCCAGGCGCGCGCGGTACTCCTCCGCCGCGTCAGCAGACAGGAGATGTTCCGCTTCCAACGCTTGCAGGGTTGCTTCATAGTCCAACATCTGGATATCTAAGGCCGCAATCTGCTCTTTTATTTTCGGCCCAAACGATGTGCTGATAAAGTCTTGGAGGGGGGATAACGACTCTTGTACCAGAGTATCAATTTGCGCTTCTTCAGCAAAAATAACCTTTATTCGGGCTTGTCGTACACGTTCGGCCTGAACCGATCCTTCTTCCAGGGTGTCTTGAAGATCTTGCAGGTCTCGCCGCAGTTGTTGCGCCGCTTCATGAATGGCATTGGCTTGCTCCCGAATGCCGCTCGGGTCAGCGAAACCAGCCGCGCTGCGTTCCGCGCCCCTGACCTGAATCTCAATCTCACCCATAGTCCTGATGGCATCAGGCATCAAATTGAGCGTCTCCAGTAGTTTGACCAACTCCTCGCCGACCAGGCCAACTTCTTTCGCCAACGCCTGAAACGCCTCGCTGCTCAAGTCGATCGGCGCAGAAAAATCAAAGCCGGCGAGCAGTTCTGGCAGGCGCGCCTCAATAAACTCCGTCACAGCCCGGTCAAACAGCGCGGCGCGGATCGCTTCGGCAAACGCCTTTTGGATATCCTTTGCCGTCACAATGGCACCGCCCGCCGCCGCCACCGCTGCTTCTCCCCAGACGGCGCCGGCCGCCGTGGCAATGTCGGTTACATCCGCAAAGATACGTGTGATTTCTTTTTCAATCGCTTTAGCATCAATCTCAATTTCATTCAGTCCGATCGTGATGCCACCCAGGGCATTCAACTGGAGGAGGGCATCTTCGATTTCTAACGTGCCCGCCCGAATTTGGTCCGTAAAAGTGGCGACCTCCGCCGCCGTGAATCCAGCGACCACCGCCGCCGCTTCAAAGGAATCTGCCATAAAGCCGTTTGCCAACACGACGGCATCCACTGCTTCACTATAGTTACTAAACAGATCAATGATGCCCTCTAATAAGTCCCCGATCAGAATAATATCTTTCTGCCCTTCACTCCGCTCTTCGAGCAATTCGGCCAGATCTAAATCCCCTGCCACGCCCCGGAGCGAATCCATCGCTTCATTGAGTTCTTCGATGGCGCCGACCAGGGTCAGGCCCAGTTCTTCCGCCAGTTTGACAGCGACGGCTTGCGCTTCTTTGAGTGTCAGGTTGTTATCATTCATCGCTGCACTAACGACATTGGCAAACCGCTTGATCGTGCCGATGCCCCCATCGGTAAAATTCGCATAGGCCACGCCCAAGCCATGCAAGCTATTTTCCAACTCAGCAAACGACTCGCCTTGCTCCTCGGAGAATTTTTTGAGTGCCTTCAGGCCAATCGCCTCTTCAAAGAAGTCATGAATGCCTTGCTTTTCGAGTGCAATCCGTCCCGGCTTAAAGAGATCGCCCAGCAGATCTCCGACGAGAGAACCAAGAAACTCTCCGACGATATTCCCAATCGCTCCCCCGAGCGGACTTCCACCTCCCAAAGCCGTCCCGAGGGCCGTGCCTAACCCGCCCCCAATACTGCTGCCGAGTTGCGTGCCAATACTATTGCCCACGCCAGCAATTTGTTTGAGTGCCGTCGATCCTGTCCGGAGCGTGTCGACGATCAGGTCGCCGAGCACTTGGCTCCACACGTGTGAGCTTTTTGCGGCTTGCTGTTGCGCTGCCGCAACCTGCTGGGTCGATGTGACTAAGGCATTATTGGCCAGAATCGCGTTTTGCTTGGCCAGTCCTGCCGCACGGATGGCTTCTGCCTCCACATCGGTCGCTGCCGCTAACGCCCGTGTTTCCGTTTCGAGTTGCACCTGTGCAATGGTATAGGTCACATCTGCATCCCGTGCATCCAGCGTGCCGGCCTCCACGCGTCGCAAAATCTCGTTGTGGGCTTCGAGTTCCTGCGTACTCTCTTGTGTGGCGCTGATGAAATTCTGCTGCTCCTGCGCATGGGCAGCCGCCCCGGCCGCGAATTGCGCGGCCAGGCTATTCGCCGCATTCTGGCGGATACCGTTCTGTTCGAGCTCCGTATTCAAGCCCGCCAGGGCCCGCGCTTCTTCATCCAGTTGCGCGGCTCGCTCGGGCCCAAATTCGCGCGTATTTTGCGTCTTCTGTAAACGCAGTTCGGCTTCGGCGGCATCAATCACGCCGGTCACTTGGAGTTTGCGCAAGCCGATCAGATCCTGTAAGCCGGTCAATTGGTCTTGATACGCCTTCGTCAGCTGCTCCGCTGCGGTTGCTGCTGTTTTGGCTGCCTTTTCTGCGGCTTTGGCGGCTTTGTCATTCGCCTCAGCAAGTGCGCCGGTTGCCCCAGCGGCCCCTTTTGCTTCTCCCGCGTATAGGCCCAGTTCCGTCGCCAGTCCACGGAACGCCGGGTCCAGCTTCGCCCCTTCGGCCGTCAACTGCTCAAACGTCGCTTTCAGGGCAGCGGTATCTCCCGCCGTACGCTGCGTCGAAACCGCATAGGCCCCAAACGCCGCATTGAGTTGTGCGGTGGCGGCCTGCGTTGCTTTGATCGAATCAATGGCTTTCTGGTTTGCCTCTCGCAGTTGTGTCAGCCCGGTAATCGGCGCTTCGCCAAAACCGAGAGCTTCTGCAATTTGTTTCGGCGGATTCTTCACAAACCGACCCAACGTCTCAAACACCTGAATGACTTGCAACGCTAAGTCGTACCATTCTCGCAATTCTAAGATGGCCGTAGAAATATCAATACTATCAATCGCTGTCGAAAGCCCGAGCATGGCATTCGCCAGTAACTCCGTCGCGCCTGCATTTTCATTCAGGCGTCCCACAAGCGCAAGCAGACTATTGTCAATGACGGTCATGGCGCTCGCCACCGTCACGCCCATTTTCGTGAATTGCTCGTTAACCGTTGCGCCGCCCTTCAGAATCCCTTGGAAAAACTCCGTATTCGAGATTTGCCCGTCTCTGACCAACTGGGTCAGTTTATTCACACTGCCGCCCGTCGCCTCTATCCCATTGGCAGCGGCTTGCAGCAGTGGCCGGGCGCCGTCAATCAGCGAGTTGTATTCTTGCGCCTGAATCGTGGCGCCGCCAAACGCTTGCGAGAGCTGCAACAACGCACCGCGCGCCGATGCCGTCGTCGTGCTGTTCACGACTAAAGATTTATTGACGATTCCTACCACGCGGACAATGTCTGCTTGTGATGCCCCGAGGTCTTTGGCCGAGGCAGACAGGCGCGAATAGAGCGTCGCCGTTTCCCCGAGCGGTCCCCGTGTCGATTGCGCGATCCGAAAAACGTCTTCCTGTACGCGCGCCAGGTGCTCCGTCGACGTGGCAGTGAAATTGAGTTGCCCCGTGACACGCGTCCAGGCGTCGGCATAGTCCAGCAGTTTGCGCACCACCAGAGACGCGGCGACCGTTGTTAAGAGCGTCTGCAATCCCCGCAGGGAGCCGAGCATGCCCTTGAGCGAGCGGTCCGCTTGCACGGCAGCCCCACCAAACTTCTTGAGACTGTTTTCGGCGCGCCCGCCGGATTCCGTGAGTCTGTCGAGTTCTGCCGCCGCCGCGCGCACCTGATCGGCACTAACTGTGATTTGGATTTCTGCAATGTCGATGGCGGTCTCCTCGGGGGATTTACATCACATAGCGCAATTCAGGCTTACGTTCCAACAGGGTCAGTTGAGCAGGAGCATCTTCATTTTCGTACGTAAAGTGTTCCTGCAAACTTTCAAACCGCACGCCATCGAGTGCAAAAATGACATCTTGTTCCCACGTCGTGAGCGCGATCTGTCGATTCCGCATCCACCACCCCAACTCGGTATGCGTAATCGACTGAAAGCCTTCCATCCCGCCATAGTGCCGGTTGGCCGCCCGCACCTCATGGTAATAGTGCCAGAGATGTTCGATCGCATACGGAAACGGCGGCTCGGCTACGCGACTGGGGGCGAGTCCGTCATGCTCCCGTTCATAGCTCTCCCACTCTTCGAGGGGGCTGGGCTGGTCTTTCCCTCTGGGCTGGTACTGCCAGAATACCCACCGGGCGTACTGGCAGAGATCGGCTTGGCAGTCGGCAAAAAATTCTGGCGATCCTCCATAAACTGCTTGGCCTGATCCATCAGCCAGGGAAAGCGCAGATACATCGCTTTAGCCGCCTCTTCGGAAAATTCTGCCCAGGCGCCATCCACATACAGGGACCATCCCACCGTACACACCACGAGCCGGGCTAAGGCTTCCGCGTCGGTTTGCTCGGCCGTTAAGGGCGCATTCTGGTTCTTGCGGAACCGATTATACCCTTGTGTTTTTTGCCGCCGCTCTAAGGCACGCCACTTCTCGGAATCTTGCCCGAGCAGGAGCAGGTACATCGACTGCCCACCTTCGTCCATTTCTTCAAGCGTGACAGGGTTCACAATCGGCATCTGATTGGCCGTGTTGGCCATGTTCTCAAACGATTCTAGTCCTGGCATACCATGGGCCTCCCTGGGACGCTCAGGGACTGCGTCGTCCCTGAGGTAAATTCACAAAAAGTTACACGTTGCCTTTTTGCATGGTGAAGTTCGAGCCGCTCACACTGTCGCGATTGGCCACCCAATTGAAGTTCTGCGGCACCGGCCCCGCCCCCGGCGAGGTCTGGATATCCGCCTGACTGTAGATGGCATTGGGCACGGTCATTTTCAGAAAGTTCGTGCCATCCAGATCATATAACAATGTGTGAATCTGGACGCCGGCTTCGGCGATAAACTTGGCATATTCCACGTCCGTCGAGTCGAGGAGGAGGCCGAGGCTGCCGGCCGGGGCAATATCAGCATCGAACACACCGGGTGAGCTATTCGCAAAAACGACTTCCACCCCCGCCCGTGGACGGGGCAGGTTGATGCCCACATTCGTGGCGCGCGTAATCTGATTGTTCCCGAGATACAGACGCGACGTCGTTTCAATGGCCGAAATCGGATTCTGCTCCGTAAACGCCGCCAACGAGCCACTCAGGTCCGCCACCATGGACGTTGTTTTGACATCCACAAAGTTCATGCCCACCCACGTCGCCGAGCCCGTGACGTTGGCGCCCGTGGCAATCGTAAACGACAAGTCAGACGTCGTGAGGCCGACATTGCCAAAATATTGGGGCGTGGCCGTCACAAACCCGCGCTCGACCGTCCAGGTGCGCATCGTCACGCCGACCTTGAGCTTTTCGCCGACGACGGTAATCGTCGCATCCGCATCCTCCGCTTCAATCGTCAGGACGGGCGGAAAGGTCAGCGTCAAGGCAGACACGCCGAGAATAGTCGTGCGGATATTGTTTGCCCCCGTCGTAAAAAGGGCCAGATCAACCACATCACCGACTTCATACCCATCGGTGACAAAACTCCCACTGGCACGGGTGATCGTGGAGGTCGTGGCGACGGTCAGCCCCTGCGCGGCAGGCGCCACGCCCGCCGTCCACGTCCCACCCAGGTGCAGTTCAAACAGGTCATCAAAGTTCGTGTGACGTAAAGTGAACGGCGTACTCCCCTGCACGGTTTTAAAGGCCTGCCGGCTGTTCCCCGCCTGACCGGTATTCACCACAGACGGTGAGGTCAGGAGTCCTTTTTGGCCTTGAATCTGGCGGCCGTCCACTAATAATCGATTAAAGACAGGCGTCGTATTGGTGACGCCCTGTACGGTTTCTGCACTCCAGAGCAGTTGTTCGCTGATACCCGATTGTAATGCCATGCTATGGACTCCTTCGTTAGGTTCGATCGCCGTAGACTTGCCAACTGACTTGGAGCGGAAATCCGATCCAGGGGCTGTTTGCTTCTTCGCGACTGCCTAGGGGACGCAACGCCACAATCAACAGGAAATGACCATTGCCGAGCGCCAGACTCACGCCGGGCTCGAACACGGCCTCAATATTGTCACGCATCGTTTCATAGGTTGCGGTGCCCTGTCCCTTCGGCGCAAAAATATCATACTGGACAAGACCGACCGCTTGCAGTAATCCAGTGGCCAGCGGGCGGGTGTCCCCCGGCAGTAAGGTCTCTCGTATCCACGGCGCGTTGACGTCACTCATCGGATCAAACGCCCAGTTCTCCCACGCCCGCCGGAGGGCGGGAGGTACCCCTCCGGCGGTGAGCATACGAGCACGCAGGACCGCCCGTACAGTGACTATACTGATGGCCATCACGGCACCTCTCGAATCGCGACATGCACACTGTCTGTGAGAATACTCGAAAATTCCGCCACGGTTATGGCAAACATGCCGTTCGGGGCTTGTTGACTATGCCCAAATTCTAACGCGAGGATATACGGCACATTATTACTGATCACGAGTGTTTCGCCTGACGCTGTGCCTGCAACCACCCCCGTCACGCGGGTAATGGTTACTTCTCCTCCCACGTCAGGAGAATAATCATTGGTCAGATCCGCACCGCCCCCGCCGGACACGGTGACGTTTGCTCTCGCCCGTCCCGTATCGACCGGCATGCGATTGATAATCCGTGTCGCCATCTCCAAGACGACCGCATGATGCGCGATCGTGGCGCGATTCACAAATTTGCCCTTAAAGCGGTTTAAATCTGCGGTAAACATCTTATTGTCTCAACTGAAACGTATACATAATCGTCATGTCCCCACTGCGGATCGGTTGGACATCGACGACCCGCCACTCGCGGGCCTCGATCACCAGTGTCGTGGCATGCGGCGTCGGAACCGTACTGAGGGCAGAGGCGGCAATGCTGATATGTCCATCGCCGGTCAGGATACTCTGCCCATTGATGAGATGAATGGCATAGGCACTGAGCGGATCAATGCTGGTCACGGCTTGATCCGTCGTGGTCCGTACGCCCTCCGTGCCCGTCTCTGGATCAGACGTGTCTGTGGTGGTGCGGACCGTCACCGCTTGCCCCGTGAGGGCCGGGAAGATATTCGCCACGAGATCGGGGAGGATGCCATCGATGAAATTTGCCATATTACCGCCGTATGAGGATATGCGCCTGCTGCCTGTGGCTGGCCTGAAGCAAGCCGGCGAGGGCTTGTTCGGCTTGCCAGTACACGCCCCCGACACCAATTGTTTGTCCAAACTCCACCCGCACAGAGCCGGCCGCCACACTCCGCGGCAACCCATCTTTGTAGCGCGTAGGAATCAGATCTCCTCCTAATGCGGCTTTGGCCAACAGGGCTTGGGCCACTTTAAAGCCGAGCGGGATGCCCGTTATGGTCCGCCCCTCGGTATCCCTCATGTTGTTGCGCGGAAACGGGGCGGTTTGTGACAGCGAGCCCGGATGGGCTCCCCGCCACGCACCATCATAGCGCCAGAGCAGGAACTCATAGGCTTTACGTGCCGCCGCCTCCCGGTTCGCTAAAGACGCCACGGGCCAGACGGCATCGTTCCGTTCAGACCAATATAGATCTAACTCGGCCAGCGTCGTGAGGGTGTCAGTCCCGACGATCAGTGCCATCGTCTTCTCGTACTTTAGGTGGGCGGCCCACAGGACGCTTGTGTGTCGGAGCGGGTTCGTCATCGGCCTCTGGCTCGGAGACTGATTGTGCCGCCGCCAGCTGCTCCGCTTCACGGCGCAGCTGCTCTTGTCGGCGGGCTTCCTGCTCACGGCGGACACGCGTAAAAGCAGTCGCAGACATCCGGTTATCCTCCATTCTCGACGGCCACGCGCCAGGTTGGCACGATATGTAATCGCGTGATCGTATAGTGATCTCGCGGGACGGCAATGCGGACCTGATAGGTCCCGTCCGCATTGTCGCCCACGACTTCCCCACCTGCTCCAGCAAGGGTCACCTGCTGGCCCACGACAAAGACCGGAGCCGTGAGAGGCCCCGCCGCAATGTCACTTTCTGCCACCACTTGTGTGGCCTCCGTCGGATCGCCTCCGTTGGGGCTCTGGATCTGGTAGAGCGGTTGTGGGCCACCGACATGGGCAAAAATAAACCCCGTCCCGCCGCCACGCGCGGCGGTCAGCGTGACCTTTGCGCCCAGCGGGTAGAGGTGCGCCATCAGATTAGCCCCAGGCCACGACATGGATCACGTCGGTTGCCACTGGGTCTGTGGCCCCGGCGAAGTTATACAGAATCCGATGCGGTGCCGTCGCAATCGTGGCCAATCCGGTGGCGGCTTTTGTCAGTCCGGCGGTGGAGCGAACATCGGCGATAAACGTCACGGGGGCAAACGGCAATGGAATATGCACCTGATCGGCCAAAATATCTTGCGCCGTCACCACATAATTTACGGCCACTATTTGCATCCGTCCTTGTGACACGCCGCCATGCATATCTTCCACGGTCATGGCAGCGGCACTGACCTTGACCATGGCGAGATTGCCCGCCGTCCCTGCCGCAGTGGCCATCACAATCACACTGTCACCGACCGTGCTGAGCACGGCGGTGATATTCGGTTTGTTATTGCGCAGATCGTCGTTAATCGCGGCCAGCAGACTCGTCGCACTATCGGCCGCACTGGCTCCGTTCGTCCAGATGCCACTGGTGGCAACGGCGACATCGGCCTCTTGATAAATCTGCCCACCAATGGTGACCGAGGCCAGCGCCTCTGCCGCGGCATTGAAATCAATCACCCCGACGGCATTCATGCCGGGCGATCCCACCATATCAATTAAACCGGCCATATTGTGTGACTCCTTTTAGGTGGTGCCGTCGTAGGCAGGGGTATTCTCAGTGGTATGGACCGCGACGATCCGGATATTCTTATCTTCCCACACCTTCGCCCAGTTGGCGCCCAGTTGTAATTCTGCGGTACTCGGCGACACCCCGACGGGCGAGCCGGTAAACCGCACGCCACGGGGATGCATAATGAAATGGCGACGATGCACGAGAATATCATCTCCTGCCAACGTATCGCGGTCCATCTCGACGGCCTTCTCGACGGGCAGGCCCGGCTCGCCGCCATTGCCGACGCCAAACGCGCCCGCGCCAAAAAAGTAGGACGTATACACGTTTGCAGACGGATTCGGCAGGCCATCGTCGGTAATGACTTCACGCCCGAGAAAGCGTGAGATGCGGAGTTGTTGTTCACTCAGCGCCTCAAAGGTGATGAGATTTTGATGTTGCATGCCCTGAAAGACCACGGAGTGCACAGACAGCGCCGTAATCATATCCCACTGATCGCCCAACAATCCCACGGCATCAATGATGGCACGCTGACTCATCGCTTTATTGGTCAACCCACTGCCGGCAATGTCGAGCACGTGCGTACTCGCCAGCGCCGTCGCAAAGATGCCTTGCAGGGATGGAATCAGGATATTGGTCTGCATGGAGCGCGCCCAGAAAGCGGCCACCCGGTCGCTTAAGGCTTTGAGCGGGTCGGACCCGGCCACGGCGGCCGGTAAGTCATTCGCACTCCACGCTTTGCCCCGCCGATGAATCGCCGCTTCATCCTGGCCTTGATCCATCCGCGCCGGGGTCAGCGCTGCTGAGTCAGAAAGCACCTCCGAGTCTCCTGACAGGTCATGCCAGAAGGGCATGTCAATCTTCGTCCCCTTGCTCGAGGCCCGGTCGTTGAACTCACTCGATGTTTCGATAATTGAAGATTGAAACAACCGTGAGACCGTCGCGGTCGTCTCGACTACAGAGTCCAAAAAAGTTTGGGGTTCAATAATATCGGTCAGTTGCGTTTTCGCCATGGAAAACTACCTTTATAGCTTATGCCCCTGATGCGGCTGCCTGCTTTAACTCTTCGTAGAGCTGCGGATTCGTTTTTCTCAATTGGCCTTGCGCGGTCAAATTGTAGCTCTCTTTTTTAAAGGGATTCACCGCCGGCCGGCGGAAACGCGTCCCGTCTCCATTTTGGCCGCCCCCGAGAGTACGCAGCGGCTCCACGTACTCTAGTCCCTGTTCAGAGCTCGCCCATTCTTCAATGTACTTATCGACATCCCGTTCAATGCCGTCCACTTCGACCACCGCCCGGAACTCTTTTTTCCCTGTGCCGGCATGGTCTTCCTCGATCGTCCGGATTTGCTTTTCGTGAAAAGCACGGACCATCTTAAAATGTTTGGGCTTGATACGTACGTCGTGCAAGGCTTTTTCCAGCGCGTTGCGTTTGACTTCCTCTTCGAGTGAGGATTGCAAAAAGGTGAGCCGATCATCCTTTTCTTTGAGCACCACTTGATGCTCTTTCCGGGCTTTGGCTTCCGCCGCCAGCCGGATGTCTCGAATCTTCTCTTCCCGCACCTCAAGAGACATTTTTGGATCAGGATCTCCCTCAGCATGGGTATCCTGCCACGTCACAAAGCTGGCCCATTTATCTTCATCGAATCCAGCAGGAATGCGGCCCAGGGCCTCATCACGTTGCTTTTCAATTTGTCGGGTGAGTTGCTTTTGCTTCTGAAAACTTTTCTCTAGCGCCGTATGCAACTCCTGAGTGACAATGCCTTCGCCGTCCAGGGTATAGCCGTTCTCCTGTTCGAGAAAGAAATCTTTCACCGTCCCTTGCGGTATATCTTCCACGTTTTCGTAAAAACTCTTTAGCTTCATGGTGTGATGCCTTCCTGATGTCAAAAAAAAATGGCCGCACCCCTGCTCTGTGAAGAGAAGAGATGCGGCCATTCTGATCTTTAGCCGTTTTAAAAAGTTATGTTTACTCTACTGACATTATCATTGAGTTACAAGCCTTCCTTATATTTACCGTTTTCCTGAGGCCATCAGTACCCGCTCAAAGTCACACGTCAGTTGAAGCAGAGAGATCTCTTCTTTGTTTTTCGGATCAAAGCGAACGACCAGTTTCATGCCTCGTAGGGTCGGATCGAGATTGAGCGTGTCCTTCCGGAGTTCGAGTTCGTGCCTGATCTGTTCCAGTGCGCGTTCAATCCGTCCCACTTAGTCCGCCTTTTTTTTGCGGCTCTGCCGCTCAGAGGCGGAGCCTCTCAGGACACGGCCTGTTGTTGGATTCAGGGTAATACCGAGTGCAGCAAATACCGCTCTTTCTTTTTTGATTAATTCAGCAAGGGGAAGCACCTCATGTGCATTATTCACAAATTGGTCGATCTTGACCTGCCCGTTCCGAAATAAACGCCCCCGTGTGGCGCCGAGCACCTCATCTTGTATCGCTGCCGACTGTTGTTTCAGCCATTGGGGATACGTCAGAGAAGCCGGGACTTGGCCGTTCATACTGGCGCGCGTCCCCTCGGGAAGGTTGGGCAAGTCGAGCCCTAAAGCTTTCCAACTCCTCAACCAAGGAGTGATACTACAGCGTCATCTTCCGTGAATAGGGGGCCACGGATGAGATGTGCCTGTTTTCCAATTTTTCTTGTCCAGTGACATGCACCGGACACAGGTCCGCAGATCCAACGTCGCAATCCAGCCTTCCCCTTGGAGAATATCCTCATTTTCTTCCAACATAAGACGCCGGGCTTGCGTCCCGATATGGATCGTCGCCGTGCGGACCAGTGTTTCTGCATCTCGGCGCGACATCTGCAAAATCCCATCCATAAATTTATTGGCCCGTGTCCCCCGAATGCGCCGCATAATTTGTTCATTCGTCTCGCCTTGCACTATGCCAATGCCGATCTGTTGCGTGAGCCGTCGCTGGGTCGTGGTGGTCAGATTTTCAAACCAATCCCGCAGCGGAAATCCTTCCATCGGAATCGTCAGTGCCGCCCGGATTTGTGGGACACTCGGGATCACGGTTTCAATTAAAATGCCTCGTGTGGCTTCCTGGATGACCGCCGCTTGCCAGTGCACTTCGTGTTCGGCTAACGCGCTCAAGGCGTCCTGTATCTGCGTAAAGAGTGCCTCATGTCCTGTTGTGAGCATAGTATGGAGTGCCATTTCCAGTTCGTGCAGGCGCCGCGTCGTCACCGGTCCACGGTCAAAGCCACGTTCGGCAATACGGGCGAGGCGGGTTTCTATTTTCTGCAACAGGTCAGGATAGACGTGCATCTCTAAAAATTCGAGCGCGGCGCCCGTCTGCTGATTCTGCACACGGAGCTGGTAGATGAGATGTCTGATCGTTCGGTCGAGCAGGATCTCATTTGCCGTCTGTGGCGTGACCCGTAGCCTGGGATCAAGACGTGGCAAGGTACTCACTCATAATTTACGGCTCTTCGTCTGCCTCTGCAAATAACGTCGGAGGAGCAGATGCAAAGGGGGCAATCGGGGAAGGGGGAGCGGGAGGCGTCAATCCCGGCCCGCCTACTTCAATCGCTGCGCGCTCTTCTTCTAGTGTCCGATCCGTCGGCAGTCGATCGCCGCGCTGCATATTCCAAAAATACATCTCCCAGGACATGAGATTCGCCTGGACTTGCTGCATTAATCCAATCATCTCCGCCGAGTCGATCGGAATGGGAAAATAATCGGTATTAAAGGTGACAGAAATATCGCCCGTCTCGCCCATCCAGTCCCGCGTCATTTCCAGGAGGCGCGTAAATCGCATTGAATTTTTATTGGCCAGCGCAGCTAACTGACTGTTTTCTCCAGCGGCGCGAATGATAAGCGTCCCTTCGGCTTCGGCAGCCTTTTTGTCCGGCGCGAGAATCCGCGCGCCCAATTGCGCCATTTCTTCCTTTTTGGCTTGGGCGCGGCGCTCCAGTAAGTCCCCACCGGCCCCGCTAATTTCCACGACCCCGACTTTTGAGTCTGCCGACGTACTATGCCAGATCACATCCGGCCCCTGATAGTGCGGCAAGGAGTCTTCTTCGATACCCAGAAAATACCGGATGGGGATAGCCACGTTGTGCGCCAATTGTTCGAGGTCGGCAATCGTCCGATAGTGGTCCAGGTTTTTGTTCACCAAATCTAAGAGGGGAGGTGGGTGTATGTCTTCATCCGGAAAAAAGAAAAAGGGGATACTCTCAAACGGTGCATTCTGCACAAGCGGTTGTATGGTGTCAGTCAACACCCAGTGCTTTTCGCCGTTCCCATCCTCGCGGATGAACTGATAGATTTCTTGCTGATAGGTCTCTCCGTCACCATCCAGCGACAACACTCTGAGTTGATGGACCTGGATGGAATCAAAACGACCTGTCTTTTCTTCTGCCATTTCTGATAAGACAATCAGTGAGAATTGAAAATTCCCCCGCACGCGGCGCTTTTCCCAGTACCAGATATTTTCGGTGACGTACGGTTTCCAAAACGGCAACCCACCATCGGCATTCCCGTCTGCATCTTGCCCCTCGGCTTCGAGGAGGACGCCATACCGATAAACGCTGAGCTGTTCGTCAACTGCCTGAACGGCAAACGCTAAGAAGGATTGATCCGATTGTGTCACATCTTCCAAAAAAAGGTGCATGGCATCGGACGCATCGATAATGGGGTCGTTCCGGAAAATCATCCCCGAGAACGTTTTCACGGTCTGTCGCGTGCCGTTCAGGAAGCCGGCGCGTGCAAGATAGATGTCATAGTCCGCATTGTCTTGCCCCGGCGGGCGAGGCAGGTAGAGTTCTCGTCCGGCATGCACGGCTTCTTCGCCGGCAATGACGTCTCGCGCTTTTTGCTGCAATGGGGCTAGCGACAGATAATCAGGGTGTTTGCGATCAACAGCCACGGTATGTCTCTCCTTCTCAGCCAGCTACCACCCTCTCACACGATGCCCACCCCCCGTGGGAGGAGCAGGAATAAGGTCGCGCCAAAACGCCATGACGACCGCATCCCCGTCATCTGGGGAGCGGCCCAGCCGATGGACTAACGTTTGTTCGCCCTCCTCGAACACCGTCCGCTTGCTTTCGACTTGAATCTTCCCGCCAGACACAAATCGATAACGATAGCCGGTCAAATCGCCGGCCAGCATGTCTTCGGGCGGCAGCGCAATGTTTTCTTCATATTGCGGGTCCAGCAGCTCTCGGAGATGCCAGAGCGCCGCACTCCTGGTATTCACAAAAGCAAACTCCCCTGTCCGGTCCTGAAACTCTGTCTTCGATCCAGGATTAAAGGCGAATGTCCGCTTGGCATACTGTTCCCGCACGCGATCATATACGCCAGAGCCCACACCAGGAAGATCAATCATGGCGTGCATGGTCGGATGCGCGCTGAGCATCGCCGTGATCCTGCCTGCCGTATCCATGGTGTCGGCAATCTGCGTGCGGGTCAGTGTGAGGACCGTGTCGTTCGTGCGCGGCGCCAAAACAGTCTTATCGCCCCCGCGGCCCACATCGACACCGACTTGTATTAAGATTGGGGGCGTCTCAGCAAACACACTTTGTCGTTCATGCCACCGCGCTTGCGCCGCTTCGATCCAACTGAGCGGAATCAGCGAGTCTGACGACGTTTCGGCAAACTCGCCGAGGACGTGATTTTGATACAACTCATTGGTTTCGGTCCACTGGCGCTTGCGTGCATCGGCCCAGGATTGCGCCATCTGTCCCGCCCGCACGACCTCGGCCATGCTCACATGTTGCGTACTCCAGTCCTCAAAGCCGGGCGCATGGCGGCAGATATCGTAAAACCGACCACTGGTATGCCCTGGAATAGAGCTTGCGAACCAATACGCCTGTGGCCCACTCGTCGCCTCTGCATGACCTGGCTGCGCCACGTCCGTGGCATTCGAGGCTGCTCCTTCGACGCTATCCCAACTGGGCGACGGGATGATTTTTGATTCATCAAAAATGTAGAGGACGTGTGTTGCGTGTGCACCTTCCATGGACTCATTATCGTCTGAAGCCACCGCAAAGGCATCGCCATCCGGAGGGAGGTGTAAACTTAAAGTGAGCAATTCTTTTTTGGCGAGTAAAGGGCCGCGTGGCACAGCACCATTCCACTTGATCCGCCGTTGCCACTTATGCACTTCCGGCCACAAGAATCGTTGCAGCTGGCGCCAATAGTTTGCAGTCGTGACGCATTTCCAGTCTATTTCGGCCAGGGACCGCGTAATGGCAAAATGCAAGAGGAGCAATGCCGCGACCGTGGTCTTGCCTGTCCCACGAGGACCACGAAAGGCGTGTCTATGGTGGAGCGCCAGTTGGCGCATGGCTTCCGCTTGATAGTCGATCAGGTGATGTCCCGCAGGCCACTCGATGCACTCCTGCGCCCACCGATCAGGATGATGAAAGTAGCGATCATAAAATTCCTGGAGCTGTTGCTTGCGCGATGGTGTCGGGTGCGTGCCGAGCAGTCCCATCGTCCCTCGGTTCAGGATTTCGATCCAGCAGCCTGTGCCAGTCTGCGTTGATGGCTTGTAAGATTCCCACGTCTCTAACATGCATCCTCACGGCGGCGGCCAAGGCCTGCACAACCAGGCCCAGTTCGGTAATCGGCACAAGGAATTTCTCCTGTGCTTGTCGCTTCTGCTCACTCTCTATGAGTTTGCGTTTCTGTTCAAGGGCACGTCCGACTTCGTCCCAGGCGCGATAGTCATTTTGTCCTTTCCGGAGTAACGCCCCGAGTTCCGTATTGGCTTCTGCACCTTTGACGGTGTCGTTATTCCGGATAGCAATCTGCATCTCCTGGTACGCCGTGAGGGCCAACGTCCAGATTTTTCCGGCTTCGCCCGTATCGACCCGGCTGAGCAGGTCTGCCACACGGGCATCAACAAGGGCCACATCTTCCCGCATATTGAGCAATTCACGGTCATGTACGCCTTTTTCATACAATGCTGCCATGCGTGTCGGAATGTGCTTCGAGTAGCGTCCGTGTTTGTAGGTTGGCGAATTTTGCCCAGACAGAGACGCGCCGCCGTGGATACGACAGACGCCATATCTGAGGGCCGCGTTTCTGCACTGTACGCCAGACCGTTTCGATGTTGCGTGGCATTGGGGCACGGTTATGACTCCTTCTCGTCTTGATTGTCTATTAATTTTTCACTATAATGCGAGGTATGGAAACCCCTACCCATGGTGGCAAACGCCCGGGTGCCGGACGGAAACGTATCCGGCCCGAGAGTATACGGCAAACCATTGCCTTCTCCCTGCCCCCCCACCTGATCGACCACCTCAAGACAGAAGCCGCGCGCCGCGGCATTTCCCGATCTGAGCTAGTGACCATTCTTTTGCAAAAAAATCTGACACTCTCTTGATTTTCTATTGATACAATCAAAAGGATTTGCTATATTATGAGTAGATCAAGAGAGAAGGAGCAGGCAGATGAGATACACGCATAAAGAGATGGTGCAGGCCCTGAGTCGGTGGGCAGGCGAAGAGGAGATGGACGTACACGAGTTAGAAACGGCGCTTCTGGCCTTAGCACGCCATTCCTCCGAAGAGGACCTCTTGGCCCTTTTTCCCCGAGAAATCACCGCCTATGGGTATCCCATCGAGGACGCAGAGGACGCAGAGGTCGAGGACGTGACCCACTATCTTAGGTATGGCAACCAGACCACCTGGTGTGGACTGCCTGCCGCAGGCCTGAAGGCGTATCACGCATACTGCCGGCCCGGATGGGAATATTTCCAACAGGCGTGCCCCGCTTGCAAAGCAGAAGCAACCCGGAAGGGGACTCTGAACGGTGCCGTGAACACCGGCCAGAGCAAAACTCGTGCAGCTAGCTAAAACTACACCGAGCGAGGGGCCAGGATACCGGCCCCTCGTCCAATCGGCAAGCGGGCGACTCGGTGCCCGCTCGGCCTGAAGGAGCAGTGTATGCAATTCATTATCCAAAAAACATCCCGAGATTGTGGGATAGCAGTAGCCGCCATGTTGGCCGGAACAAGCTATGATACGGCCTATCTGGCAACGCCAGATCAGGCCATCCGCCGGGGATTATATATAAATGATATGCTTGCGTGTCTGGCCAAAATTGGGAATCCATCCTGGAAAGCCTCCAAACGCGGCTACAAAAAGCCACTGGTGAGCTATGCAAACGTCCCCTCTTCTGCGCATGCGTTGATTATCCGACGCCCAGAAGATTCCTTTGGGCACTGGATCGTCCGGGAGCAAGAAAGCATTTACGATCCGGAGTTTCCCACTCCCTGCAACCTTGCGACCTATACGCGTCAGGAGTGGGAAATTATTCGGGTGATTCTCCCTCGCTAAACCACGAAATTCACAGCTATACCACCCCCGCCACCACGGCGGATTGGGATACGCTTGTTCATACGATTTCTCCTTTCTGTTAATTTAAAACCGAATACGACGACGTACCGTCGTCCACGATTCGAGCCATTCTATATCCACTTTACCACCTAACGTGGGTTCCAACCATTCCCTGTGATCCGCCCCGCCATACAGCAACACCTTCTGTGGTTCAATCTGTCGAATGCCTTCCAGTATGCCTTGCAAAAAAAATCCGTGATCGTCTTTGCCGGATAAGGTGCGGCATTGTGCGGACACCACTGGAGTTCCCTTAGGAATCCCCTTAAAGGCCCAATCGTATGTGCGTTCATCTGACCAATTCAGACTTGGAATAATTGGAATACCCGCCTCTTGCCAATACCGAGCGCACCACCGCGAGCGATAGAGATTAAAAAGTTGAATCGACAAGGGCCAATTGCGCCACAGAGAAAAGTCCGGACTCAGCACGGCACCCCAACCGAAACTAGTCATTTTTTCAATAATTTGCACGGCATGCGTCCAGACTGTCACAAACCGTTTGTCATCGACATAAAACCCCAGCACGCCCCCTTGTGCCTCCCGAGGAAACGTATTCGTGCCCCACAGAAAAAGGGTATCCTGTGCATTTTCTACTTTTTGTCCCGCCCAAATACTATGAGGAACCTGAGCACTCAACAAATCTGCACGGAGATCAGGAATATCCCACGCGTTACTCCGACTCGGGAAGACGGCATCAACACGATAGGCGTAAATATTAATGTGATCTGGATCTTCTGATATTTCTTCCTCTTCATTGTCCTCTTCATTGTCCTGCTCAAAAATTTGATTTTCACGTAAAGCGGATAATTCTTTGTGAGAAAAAAATGCGGTCAGGTCCACGTCCTGTGCCTTCAGCAACGCCCCGTCCCACGTGGCTAAGTCACTCGCTCGGTTATCGGCAATCGACAATTCACGTTTCTGTGTGTCAGTCAAACCGCTTCGTTGCACAACCACCCATTCTTCGCCGTCTGTCTCGATCACCTGGACCTTTTTAATGCCTCGCTGCGCGAGTGCCTCAAATGTCCCGTTCCCAGCCAGAATGGTCCCGTCTTCATCGATCACGCCCGAACGTGAGACGCCGACGGCACCAATACTGTCGGCAATCATACCGATATTGCGCGGGTTATGTTGCCGCACATTCAACGGATCTGGATGCAAATCCGTGAGAGCAATCGTCCGTGTTTTCATCAATTTGACGTCTCCTCAAGAAAAAGCCCTTCCGGCGACAACCAGAAGGGCTCAAATAGCGCTGCGGGCAGCTGCGCGAAAGGATTATCTATGAAGAGCTTTTCACACTTCAGAACATGGGGCAATAGCCTCACAGCGCTCGACCATCCCTCTCAACCGGTTCGCGAATGCTTTTGCTCCTTCAGAAAGGTGATCGTCAGATGTTTCTGTATACGAGAGAAAAATACGAATGAAGGAATCTGCAAAGTCTGCCTGGGCCTCTCTGTATGTCTCGCCAGATCCAAAGATATTGGTCTTTTCGTGAGAAAAGACGATGAGACCAGGATCTTTCTCCCCAACAACGCAAAGAGGCTTCTTGAGCGTCATTCTTTTCTGATGATTGTGAATCGTTCGAAGGAACAACTTATAGTCCTGAGAGTCATTCTCCAGCAGCGACATCTGATCCTACCCCCCCCCGTTACGAAAAGGTGGTTTTCATTGTGAGCGGATCGACTACCAACGCATAGCGTTTCGGACCAGGCGACTCAGGAATGCCGGGTCCATACGCTTCGATTCGATAGGGCTGATTTTCCGTTGCCAACTGCTCCGCTATTCGTATCGCATCTTGAATAAGCGGGATCTCGTGCGCCACAATAACCCATTCTTCCGATACATTTTGCAGGAGGACACGATACATGTACACTTCTCCTATGCCGTGAACGGTCCGTTGGTGATAGCCTGGATCGTCACATCAATCTCGCGGACGGCCTGACGCGGTACAGTCGCCGCGTCGAGCCATTCGTACACCATCACCGCCCGATACGTGGTCACAGACGGCTTCGGACTCTCCGTCATCGTGACGTCCGCCTCTTGCAGTTTCCACGTCAAAAGCCCCGCCCCGTCCACCGTGACCTCATTGGCATTGAGAATGCTCTGATTATTACGACTATTGATAATGGCGCCACTCTGCACGGAATAGTACGTCAGGCGGATGGCGGTAAACGCCGCCGCAGGAACGGCGACGCTGGCCTCGTCAAGCAGCGTCGTCGTATACGTGACGGTCTGTCCCTCAAGGACCGCAATGGCGAATGGCGTTGTGGTCATAAAACTCACAGCTAGGCTATTGTCAAAATATCCCCGGCCGACGCCACCGCCGCCCCGTCGAACAGAATGTCAAAGGATTCCAGGGCCTGCAAGGTCACCGCACTTCCATAGTCCCACCACCCGATCAGTGGATCCGCGGGCGTCGTGGGCGTCGTGTTTTGCAACACGACATACTGAAAGGGTCCGATCGTCCCACCACTCGCCGTAATCGTCAGGGAGACGCCCTGCAACGTCCCGACACCCGCTGCCGCAGTATAGGTATTCTGGACATCCACGGGAGCCGTATAGCCATTTTCATTCACAATCTCGGCTAAATCTGCCTTCACCTCATCTAAAGAGGCACTCGGCGCCGCATTCGTCAGATACACTTCGAGCGTATGTCCCGCCGCCTGCAGCTGGTGCGTGCCTTCGCCGAGGTCTAAAGGAAAAACGTTGAATTTGTTAAAAGCAGCCGTGACAATACCCTCCTGCTAGGTCTAAAACAATAAGTGAGATACCCTCTAGCTTAGGTATTTTCTTCTCAAGAAGTCTTATTGCCCAATTGTACCCCTTTTACGTGATCGTTTCTGCAAAAACCCCACCAGAGAAAGCCACTTCGCCGCTCGTCTGCCCGGTCACAAATGTCTCTCCAGTAAAAAAGATTATCGTCGGCAGGTTGACCGCTGAATAGACCAATGTTGCCACAGCCCCATTCCAAAGAACAGTCCCAGGACTGGCATGCAGCAATGCCGCCCGCAGCAATGCCGCTTCCTCCCCTGTCCAGGTATAGGAGCCTGCTGCTGCGATCAGACGGCGGGCCTGCACGATCAGGGCACCCGCCCCAGTGACTGTCGAGAGACCTGGTGCAAGCGTCAAGAGTCGAAACGCGCGTGCTGTGAGCGGTTGCCCGGTCTGCACGTACACGCCTGGTTGCGCGTCCACGACACGCGTCACATGGACAGTCGCAGAGACGCCTGTCAACGCAAAAGCTTCGGGCGTGGCAGTCAGCAGCCGTTGGGCAAGGGCGGCAACTGTTTGTCCACTGTAGGTGACGCTGCCTGGCTCAGCCGTCAACGTAAAAAAGCCTAGAACGTTATAGGTCAACGTCGCCGCGACACCCGTCAGCGCAACACTGCTCGGCTCGGCAGTAAGGACGCGCTGAGACAGTAGATCAATCGCAACACCCGTCAGCGCAACGCTGCTCGGATCGGCACTGAGGACGCGTTGGAATAGAGAATCAGCCGCTATGCCCGTCGAGGCAGCACTGCCCGGCTCGGCGCTGAGGACGCGCTGAGAGAGCGGATCAACGGTTATGCCTGTCGAGACAACGCTGCCTGGCTCAGCGGTCAACTCAAAAAAGCCCAAGACGTTATAGGTCAACGTCGCCGCGACACCCGTCAGCGCAACACTGCTCGGCTCGGCAGTAAGGACGCGCTGAGACAGTAGATCAATCGCAACACCCGTCAGCGCAACG